GTTGGAGAGGAAGAATCTCAAAGGTTTCTTTTGGGAATCCGAATCTCCAGGGCAGGAGCCTGTAGTCCCTGCTGTCCGTGAAATTAATTCTGACGGGTTATAAAAGACCATAGAATTAATAACTATGTAGAAGAATCTTCTGCACTAGAAAATCTAAAAGTGAAAGCGAGAGAAGAAATTGAACAAACAAGTTTCATGAATATTCTTCTGATAATTCGAAGAATGGATGATAATATTTTGCAAAGCGAATCTACCGGTAGAGAAATCGAAGAAAAAATGAAAGAACTCAATCCGGAACTGTTTCGAATTGTTTATACTTACGGGGGAAACCTCGGAAGGGTTAGCGCAGACAGGGAATTTAATCATCTCTCTGTTTCGGAGCAGGAATCATTGGTTATGGAAACTCTCTATCATTTGGATGAATTCACTCCCGAATTTAAGGCAGAATGGGAAGCAGAAAATCCTGACAAAATTGCAAGAACCTTATCTGAGCAATTAATTCGAAAAGCATATAGGATGAAAAGATGAAATTCAATAAAAATGAGAAGGTAGAGGTTGCCGAATCAACCATTGAATCAATGGACGAATCTATGCTTCGCTGGATAGACAAGGAAATGAACCTCCATTGTCAGACAAACAAAGGAAATCGAAAATGCCCGGTTCTCTGGTTGACTCCGGAAAGAAGTTTGCAATTGAAGAAAGACATGACCCTTCGGGATAAGACCGGAGCAATCATTCTTCCTTTCATTTCAATCGAAAGAGGCTCAATCAAAAAAGGTCCGGACAGTCGCGGAGGAATCTATGGGCAGATTCCAACCCTTCCAGGTTATGATTCTCGCGGCGGTGCCTATCCAATCGCCAGAAACATCATTCAACAGGAAAAGACGGCAAATTTCGCAAATACGGAATACAAGAACGGAAGATTGGTTCCCAAAGAGGGCAACAAGAAAATTGTCTACGAAACCTATTTTGTTCCAATGCCCGTCTATGTTTCGATTGCATACGAAATAAAGATTGTGACAAACTATCAACAGCAAATGAATGTCCTTCTTTCTCCTTTTATCGAAATTGGTTCCTCGCAGAATCGAAAGATTCTTCATCATGAAGGTCATATGTATGAGGTTTTTATCGATGGAGAATTTTCAACGGACGATTCCCTGAAAGATATGGGAGAAGAAGAAAGAAGATTTGAATCAACAATTTCCATGAACATGCTCGGATATCTTCTGACAAAAGAGAACAAAAACGAACCTCTAGTAACCAGAAGAGAAAGTGTAGTTGAATACAAATTTCCAAAGGAATTCTAACTCATAGCAATTATTTTTGCCACTTAAACCCCTTTCAGAAATCTTCAGACTATTTAACCATAGGATCGTTTTGAACGAGATTATAACCGCTAAAGGAGTTTTTCATGCCAGATAAATTATTCAAGTTTGTTTCCCCGGGTGTTCAGGTTGCAGAAACGGATAATTCCCAACTACCGAAGACTAGTTTTCCTGTTGGACCAATTGTTGTTGGAAGAACTGAACGTGGACCTGCAATGAAACCGGTTACTGTTGGTTCCTTTTCTGAGTTTGTTGAACTCTTCGGAAATCCTATTCCTGGTGGTCGCGGTGGAGATATTTGGAGGGAAGGAAATTATTCTGCCCCAACTTATGCCTCTTATGCCGCTCAAGCATGGCTAAAGAATAACAGCCCCGTTACCGTTATTCGTCTGTTAGGCTGTCAACACAGCAATGCGACAGAGGATGGTGTTGCTGGTTGGAGTACGGAAAATAGTCCTAGCACAACTCTGGATGAGAATGGCGGTGCATTTGGTCTTTTTGTTGGAAATTATGACTCCGGTTCTATTGACGGAAATCAAGGTTCGATGGTTCTTTCTGCAATTTTTTATGTCGAAGAAGGTTCGATTCGTCTGACCGGTAGTTCCCCGCAAGGTGATCCTGTTGATGGTGCAGCAGTTGTTGTAAAGTCAATTGGTTCAAATTTTGAATTTAAGGCAATCATCGAAGATGGTTCTGGCGCAGGAATTCTAACTTCTTCTTTCAATTTCGACAAGAATTCTGCTATCTATATCCGCAAGGTATTCAATACGAATCCTACCCTATACGGTGAATCTGAACTGATTAATGAAGATGATAGGCAATACTACTGGCTAGGTGAAACCTTCGATAAGCATTTAACCTCAACCTTAACCGGTTCAACCTCTGCTAATGGACAAATCGCAGTAATTCTCCCTCTTCAGTCAACTGAATTTTCGGGTGGAGATTTTGGAATGGGAATGCAATCTGCAAAATCCGGATGGATTTTCAGTCAGCATATGTCTAGCACAACCGGTTCTTTTGATCCCAAAAGTATGACAAAACTTTTCCGGTTTGTCACGCACGATAACGGAGAATGGGAACAGAGGAATCTTAAAATCTCTTTGTCCAATATCAAAACCTCCAGGAATCAGGATGATCCCTATGGTTTCTTCTCTGTTGAGATTCGCAAGGTCAAAGATTCGGATAATACTCCGGTCTTTGTTGAAAGGTTTGATAATGTCAACCTAAATCCAAGTTCTGACAATTTCATTGCCAAGAGAATTGGTGATACTTATTTGGTTTGGGATGATGATGAAAGACGTTATCGTGAGTTTGGTAACTTCGCGAATAGTTCCAAGTTTGTCCGAATTGAACTAAACCCAAGCGTGGAAACGGGAATGGTCGATCCAAGACTGCTTCCTTTCGGATTTTGGGGAACTCCTAATTTTGCAACGGTTTCTTATACTTCTGGTTCTCTGGCAGGAACAACCCCTCTTCGTGGTTTGGATTCTGTTCCCGCTCATACGCAAAGAGAAGGAACTGCTGCAATTGATTCCGGAATTACTGATTTCTCTTGCTCTTTCGAATTCCCCAAATTAAACTATAGGGTTTCAAATGTTGCTGGAAATCTGGTCAATAACAAGAGAGGATATTGGGGAGTTATCTCGAATATTTCCTCGACAAGCAATCGATTCGAAGAGTCCTACGTTGATGTTGTAAGAGCCAAACCGGTTGGAATCGATTCCTATGATGAAGACTCTGATGTTGGCACTACAACTGGAGTAATGTTTTCTCTGGACGATATTGCTTGGACCTCCGGTTCTCAAACTGATGCGGAATGGGCAGAAGGAAATCGGGTTGCTGGCACTTCCATTACAGCAGGAACTTACTACAACACGGAAGGAAATGTACAGTATAAATCAACGGCTTCTTATGAATACGTTCTGGATGCCGGATTTAACAGGTTTACTCTTCCTCTTTTTGGCGGTTTTGATGGTCTGTCGGTTACAGTGAAAGAACCTTTTGGGAATTTTATTTGGGAAGGTGAAAGCCCTTCCGAAACCACTGACGCAATGTTCAATACTGTAAAAAGAGCGATTGATACATTTGCCGATCCTGAAATGGTTGAAGGAAATCTCGCCGCTATTCCTGGCATTACTCAAGTTGGTCTGACGGATCATCTATTGAATGTCTGCGAATCTCGGGGAGATATGATGGCAATCATTGATCTTGAGGGTGGATTTAAACCCAACACAGAAAATAATCTTGGAGATTCCGATCCTGCGAATAGGGGAGATGTTGATCAAACAATTTCCAATCTCAAGTTCCGAGGATTGAATACCTCCTATGGCGCTGCTTTCTATCCTTGGGTTCAAATTCGAGATACCATCAACGGTGCATACATTTGGGTACCACCTTCGGTTGTTGCCTTGGGAACTCTTGGTTCGAGCGAAGGAAAGAGCGAACTGTGGTTTGCTCCTGCTGGATTTACTCGTGGTGGACTGTCAGAAGGTTCTGCTGGTATGCCCGTGCTGAATGTCAGGGAGAAACTAACCTCAACACAAAGAGATAGACTCTATGAGGCAAATATTAATCCTATCGGTAATTTCCCCAATCAGGGAATCGTTATCTTTGGACAAAAAACCCTTCAAGTAACGCCATCGGCGGTTGATCGAATCAATGTCCGAAGATTGATGATCTTCCTGAAGAAAGAAATCAGCCGTATGGCGGCAAGGGTGCTATTTGATCCCAATGTTTCAATTACTTGGAACCGGTTCCTGGGAGAAGCAGAGCCTTTCCTGGATTCTGTCAAGGTTCGATATGGTATTTCGGAATACAAGTTTATTCTGGACGAAACCACAACTACTCCAGAACTGGTTGACCGAAACATCATGTATGCAAAGATCATGGTGAAACCGGTTAAGGCTATCGAATTCATCGGACTGGAATTTGTTATCACTAACCAAGGTGCTTCTTTCGATGATTAACGAAAAATCAAAGAAGATCCTAGTTAATTTTAGATTTTAAGGAGAAATAGATGTCATTTTGGACAGATAGTGCAAGGCTTAACGAATTCACAGATCCTAAAAGAAAATATTCTTGGTGGTTACAAATTGGTCCTGGCGAAGTTCCTCATTGGGCACTTAAGAAATCAAACAAACCACAAATGACGATTGCAGAACCAGAACACAAATATCTCAATCATACCTTTTATTTTCCGGGTTCTGTGAAGTGGAATTCTTTGGATTTGACCATGGTTGATCCTGGAAGCCCTGACGTTTCTCAAGCGTTAGCGAAGATCATTCAGAAATCTGGTTATGTGTTACCGGGGATTTCAGATGCTCCTACTACAATTTCAAAGAGAAAAGCAGTTCAGGCTCTTGGTTCGGTAAAATTAGTCCAGTATGATGCTGATAGTAAACCAATCGAAACTTGGACTCTCCAAAATGCTTGGATTGCTGATATCAATTGGGGAGAAGTTACCTACGATGATGAAGGAAATTTGGTAGAAATATCTGTAAAACTTCGTTATGATTGGGCAACTTTCGAAGGTAGGGGCGGAAGCAAGCAATTCGGAATCGGTTAATCCTCCAAAAAACAAAAACATAGGTGTTAAATGCGTAACAATTTGGAAACCCTCGGTGCTATTGAAAATACAAAATCTCCGGCAATAACAGAAACAAAATCTCTATCCTTCTCTGTGCCAACAGAAATGGTCGATCTTCCCTCCAAGGGGAAGTTCTACCCAAAAGAACATCCCTGGCATCTCAAGGAGTCTGTAGAAATCAAGTTGATGTCGGCAGTAGAAGAAGAAATTCTCGTCAACAAAGCCTACATCAAAAAAGGTTCGGTCTTCGACAAACTGATTGAAAGCATTTTGGTTGAAAAGGATTCTGTCAATCTCAAGACGGTTCTTCCCGGGGACAAGAATGCAATTCTGTTAGCGGCAAGAATCGCCTCTTTTGGTGAGAAATATCAAGCAACTGTCATGTGTCCTGTCTGCTTTGAGGTTGGAAAGGAATTCTTCGATCTAACCGAAGTTGATGTTGTTCTTTTGGATAACGTAGAATTCAACGAAGATAACACATTCAACGTTCCTCTTCCTGTAACCGGATTTACTGCCGTTTGTAGGCTGTTGAACGGAGAGGATGAAGAGAAATTGACATCCGTTCAGAATTCCAAGATTCGATTCGCAGAGAAGACAATCAAAGATCCTGAAAAACTTAAGAAGGCAAAAGAGGAACTGGAAAATATTCCAACCTCTGAGCAATTCAAACTTTGTGTACGTTCTGTAAACGGAGTCACAGATTCCAAAATGATTGCAGAATTCCTAGAAAAGATGCCCGCAAAAGATTCCAGGGCACTTAAAGCGGCTTTGAAAGAACATACTCCAAATATTGATCTTTCGTATTCCTTTAAATGCGCCGCCTGTAAATCTGAATCAAACGTTCAGATCCCGATAACAAAAGACTTCTTTTGGGGTGACTGATGCCTACATGGAAGGTGTATACGAAACCTTCTTTCAGATGAAATACTTCGGAGGATGGAGTTATATCGAAGCATATAATCTTCCAATTCCTATTCGTCAGTGGTTTTACAGTCGATTGAAACTGCAAAAAGAGAACGAACAAGAAGAAGTAGAAAAAAGTCGAAACCAAAACAAATAATCCCAACTAATTACGTTTATGAAAACGCCAAAAAACCCTTCTTCTGATTCAGACTTTGTGCTGAACCTAAACCAAAAAAATTCCGATCAACTCAATGAATCTTGGTTAGCAATGTTTGGGGGAGTTATCAAGACTGTCCTTTCTGCCCTTCTCGAAAACAAAAAACTTGATATTCAAGTGAAGGGAACAGAAACGCAGGTTAATTCCTTTGTCAAGACCGTTGCCAGAGAGAAGGAATATATCCTTTCGGCAAAAGAACACGGCTTAAATGATCCCAAGACCGCCGAAAACAAAGCAAAACTGTTAACCACAATTTCTCATTTCGAAGAAGAAACCGGTATCAAATATCCTTTCAGGTAAATTCGAACTTACCCAACTCATTTTCGCCTCTAATCTAATTAAATAGAGGGAATTCTTATCATGGCGACGACAACCCAAGAACTAGACCTTCTCAGAGCAATTAGAGAAACTGTCGGGCAAATTGATGCCACACCCATTCAGAAATTTTCTGAATCCTTATCTTTGGCAGGAAAAGAAGCCGATGCGCTAGAAGCAGAAGTTGATGAATTAGGTTTGACGATGAAGATTCAAACCGCCGAAATTCAGAAACAAGCAGAAGCATTGGGAACTACCTATGATCGAATGTCAGATATGAAAGAAGCCCTAAGAGAGTATCTTGCGGCAGTCAAAGAGGGAATCGTTCAGGGAAGAATACAACAACCTCAAGCAGAAAAGATGATCGCGACTTTGCGCAAGCAAGCGGCACAAATTGAAGCCGTTACGGTAATTCAAAGAAAAGCAGCAACAACCCTCCAAACATTAACAGGAATAACCGATAGAACCAACAATTCCTTGCTTATGAATTATTTGAAATTAAAACAGGCGGGTGGAGGTTTCAAGGATCTGGTTAGTGGAATTGTTTCTTGGAAGAACGTTCTAAATGTTGGATTGTCCACCCTGGCAAAATTTAAGGAATCAATTATCGCTGTCAGCATCATGCTGAATGAAACCACAACCTCTTATGTCAAACAAACTGCTGCTTCCGAAGGAATGACGGAAGAACTTCGTGTTGCCGCAACATCCTATCGACATTTGAATATTAGTCAAGGGGATGTTCTAGAAACGCAAATTGCTTTGACAAAAAGCGTTATGGCATATACAAAAGCATCTGAAAAAGGCAGAAAAGAAATTCAAAGATCCGTTCTAGAATTTAAAGCAATGGGAATTTCCACCGACATTTCAACAACAATGCTTGATACCTTTATGTCGGGAATGGGAAAAACCGCAGAAGAATCAGATATTTTAACCGGAGAATTATTTCAGACCGCTCAAGCATTGGAAATGATTCCTTCTGTAATTATGCAGGATTTTGTTGCCGCTCAACCTAGATTGATTGCCTGGGGAGACAGATCAATCGATGTTTTCAAGAATGTCGCCGCTCAAGCAAAAGCAACATCAATCACCGTCGATACCCTCCTGAAGATGGCGGAATCTATGGATACCTTTGAGGGCGCTGCTACTGCTGCTGCTAAACTGAATGCTGTCTTGGGCGGTGGAAGAATCAACGCCTTGGAGTTGTTTCAGGCAGATCCAGACAAGAAGATAATGCTTCTTCGCACAGAAATTGATAAGATGGGAGTCTCTTGGGATTCGCTAGGAAGAAGGGAGAAAACGCTTCTTTCTTCTGCTGCGGGTTTCAATTCAATCGCAGAAGCAGCAAAATTCTTTACCACAAGCCTATCAGAATTGGAAAATCAGCAAAGCAAAGTCTCCGGAGTATTGACATTAAGCGGGGACGAAAGAGAAGACCTAATTGCAAGGTCAATATCTTTCAAGGATGCTTTGTTGCAGTTTGCTCAGTCATTTGCGATACTTACAAAACCCTTGGAACTTGGTATGAACCTCTTAACCAAGTTCTTTTTGCTGGTTGCAAAATCCGAGATTGCTGTTTGGGCAATCGGACTTCTCGCTACAGCCTTGACTACGTTATCGATAATTAAGTTGTATTCGGCGTTCAAGGGTTGGACTACCGGGCTTGGGGAGTTATTCAAAAGATTAAGCGCATTACCGGCAGCGGCAAAAAAAGCAACAGATGCTTTGATTCCATTATCAGAAATGCCCTCTTCTCCTTTGACTGGTTCACCCGGAACTTCAACAATTCCCGGAGGAACCATGGCATCTCCGGTTACACCCGCAGCAATGACCAAAGGTGGAGGTTTTCTGGAAGGTCTATCAAAGATTAGTCCTACCCAATGGTTGAGCGTTGCTGTTGCTATCGCCGCTATTGGCGGTGCAATTGCATTAACCGCTGTTGGATTATCTCAACTGGCAAAAAGCATTGATACCTGGGAGGATTTTGTTGGAATCGGTCTGGTTATGGGAGGATTCGCAGGAATCATGCTGGCATCTTCAAAGATTATGATGATTGCCTCTCTGGCTTCCGCAAAGGCTTTCGCTATATTTGCCGGAGGATTGTTGCTGATTGGTGGAGCGATAGCATTGGTTGGATTTGGTTTCTCCTTCATAACCGACAGCATCACAAAATTGAGCATGATTGACGGTTCAAATCTGTTGAAGGTTGCCGGTGGATTGGCAGCAATAATGGCGACCCTTGCATTCTCAGGATTTGGAAGTGTTTTCATGCTGATTGGTCTGACAAGTCTGATAATTGCGATTAACTCCATATCGAAAGCCTTTGATGGCTTGAATATTGCAGCAACCAACAGTTTTGCGAATGCTCTTTCTTCGATATATGAACTGGTTCAAGCCAAAGATTCATTGGGAACTCTAGCCTCTAGAATTACCGATATTAAGGAATCCATAGTTGCCAACGTATCAATGCCCGAAAATGCTGCATTTGTTGGTGTTTCTGGCGGGAAATCATCCGGAGCAGCATCAACAACCAGAACAATCAAAGAACAACCGGTTGTGATTAAATTGATGCTCGATAAACAAGAACTCGGGGAAGTGATAATGTCGTTTGTTGATGGCGCATTTGACAAGACTCCGGGAGGAATTTCTTATGGAGTGAGGGATCGCTAATGGCATTTGTCAATATTGCTAGTGTGTACAATAAGGCGGGATTCGTTATCGATTTCTTTCATCTTGCGACAGGAAAAGGTGTCTCTTTTGATGCTTTTATTCCGGCTGGAGGATTCAAGGATTCATATGAATCTAACTGGAAAGCAGAAGAAGTCTTTGGTAGGATGGATGCCCTTCAAAATTTCGTTAATACCAAAAGATCGATTTCTCTTTCTTGGGATGTTCCTTCGGTTGATTTTGAAGATGCAAAATCCAATCAGGCAAAAGCAGAACGACTTCTCAAGATGCTTTATCCGGTCTATGAACCTTTTGATGCGGAGGGTTCCCTGGCAACCAGGATGAGAGCATCGCCATTGTTCCGCGTCAAGTTTGCAAATTTAATTTCTCAGACCTCTTCGGAAGGGGGCAAGGGGGATAAGGGTCCAAAAAAGAACGGGGATTGGGAGGGCAAATTAGCGGCAAATTCGGGCTTGGTTGCCAAACTTTCCGGATTGTCATATGAACCTGATTTGGAATCCGGAATCTTTGAGGATTTTGCCGGTGTTTCCCTTTATCCCCAAACGATTAAGTTTTCCTGTACGATTGATATTTTGCACGATCATACCGTTGGTTGGAAAAAAACCGGAGAATTCTATCAACCAAAATTCCCTTATTCCGGAAAGGGAGATATAGTGGAAGAAGACGATACGGCAGTTGCTTCGGCAGATGATGATCCAGATTCGATTTCGGGAATTTCTGGTCAAGGAGTGTTGGCTTAAATGAGAAATCAAGATAGATTAATTCGAATCAACGATCATGAACTTTATCGGGATGTCTTCGTCAAGAAGAACCTAACCTCAAATACTTTGCGTCAGTATGTAACCGCGCAAATGAAATATCCAACAGAAGAACAAATCTCCAAATTGAACCTGATTCAGCATGTTTGGACTCGTGGAGATAAGTTCTACAAACTCGCTCAGGAACATTACGGTGATCCCTCTTTATGGTTTGTCATTGCATGGTTCAATAAGAAACCAACAGAACATCATTTTGTCCTGGGAGAAATCCTCTATGTTCCTCTTCCTTTGAATTCCGTTTTAAGAATTATGGGGGTTTAGGAAGTGGAAGTAAAAGATTTCATCTCGGGATTCGGAGAAAGAGTTTTAGGAAGCGAAAACCCCCTTCCCCCTCCTGCTTCTCCGGAAGATAAAGAATTCCTGAAGAAATACAAAGTTCTCAGGGCAGACAAAAAAAGATTAACCGAACAATGCGTTCTTCTTTCTCTTCTTGGGGATATCAAAGAAAGAGGAAGAAACAGAAAATATCCAAATCTGATTCTTCTGGACGGGGATCAACCCGGAGATATTGTTTCTTCTCTGTTGACAAGTCGTTATAGTTCTGTACTCTCTACTTTGACCTCTATTCAGAAATCTCTTTTGGTCCCCAGGCTCAGAATATTCCATCGTATTTATCCGGAAGATGGCGGAATTCCACAAGAAATTGAACTTAGATTCGATGATCACATAACGAAAAAGACAATCGAAGATATTCTGGCTAGTCACGAAGGACGCGGAGGGGGAGTTGGAATCAAACAACTGGTTCTCACAAACTCCGGAAAAGACACAGCAGAAGCGGCAATTTGGAATGCCGTTTTGAGAATCTATGCTCAGAGTTTAGATGAATTGGTCAATACCCAGGAATCCGAAGGGGCTTCCACAAAGTTAATCAACCTGATTAATTACACCGGAAAAATGACATCGGGTTCTTTTGATCCTTTAAATTTCGAAATCAAGGTTGAAATTGGTTGGGAAGATCCGGAAGATAAGGCAGATATCTTTGGTTCGGATTTAATTCAGGCAATTCGCAAGGCAAAAGCAACATATCTGTTTATTCTCAAAAAACATCATATGATGTTCGGAGAGGATGGTTCTGTTGAATTGGCGATTGAATATGTTGCCAGCGCAGATATAACAGGATATTCTTCCATTGCCAATATTCTTTCATTGGAAGAAACAGAGGTTGATGATTCGGACGGTCCAGGAAAAAGGCTTACACTTAAGACGGCAACAGAATCTCTCGAAGAGGCAAAAAAAGAGAGAGAAAAACTTAGCAGTTTAACAGTTGAAGATGCGCAGAAAAGAAGAGAAGAAATAGAGAGAATCATCGAAGAAAGAGAAAAAAGGGTTTTAAAGTTTCGAGCAGAAATTTATTCAAATTTTATTCGCGAAATGCTCGGAAACAATCGGATATATTCCTTATCTCTGGACAAGGGGAAGTTTCAGAAATGGTTTGTTGAAAAAAGCGAAAAGGCAAACGAAATTCGAGAAGGAAAGTCAGATGTTCCTACCTTATCTTCCGGGGATTTTAAAATTACCGAGGCTTCTTCTGGCTTGAAGACAAGCATTGAGTCTGCGTTGCTTTCTTCAGACAAAAAGAGCAAGGGTGTTTCGGAAAAGTCCGTATTGGACGTTCCTTCCGATCCCGGGCAAAAGAACATCAAAATCAATTATATCTATGCCGGGGACATTATATCAACAGCAATTCAGTTTGCTTATCAACAGAAACTTCCGAATAATCATTTTTTTGTCTTAGGTCCGGTTGCTTTTTCTAATCCTTTTAATCCTTCCAATCCTTATGACTACATTAACATTGCGGATATTCCGATTACGGTTAATCAGTTCAACGTTTGGTGGACAAATACAGTCGTCAAAGGAGAGAAGATAACTTACAGTCTTAAAAAATTCCTTGAAGATGTTATGTCGGGCTTGATTTTTCCTGCTTTAAGGCAATCATGCGAGGATGTATCCTTCGATAAAGCCTTTGTGCAGATGTTGATTTCTTCAATTGAATCCTCTCTTTTGGGAGAAGATATTGAGAGATTGAGCGAAAAAAATGTATCGGTCGTCAAGGAAGAAGGGGTTAGAATCGACTTTTCTACTTCAACGGATATCACGCGAAGCCTCAAAGAAGGTAATGAAGATTTAGAGCATAAAGATCCTTCAAAACTTGCAACATATCATATGGTTTTTGGATTTGTGCCTGGAATCACAAGGCTCACACAAAAAGAAGAAGAAGATGCAAAATCTGGAGTTGCTTGGATTCGTTGGGGGGCAGACAGAGGATTGGTCAAAAATATCACCTTCTCTGTCGTTGAAGATAACAATCAACAGGATTTGGCGATTTCAAGAGGATTAGACAAGATTTCCTCCCCTTTGGATGCGCTTCGAAGGATCTACAAAGCAGAAATTCGAATGGTCGGCAATCCATTCTTTCAACCAGGATGTTTGATTTATATAGATCCTTCGTCTTTGGTATTTAAAGCGAGCAATTCCAAAATTCCCATTTCGTTGGGAATTGCTGGATATTATCAGGTACTTAGCACGGAAAGTAGAATTGAACCAGGGGCATACGAAACAGTTCTTTCGGCAATTAATGTCGGAGGGTTGATTTCTGGAAGATAATGATGTTTGATTTCAAAGGAAAAAACAGTTTGGACACCGGAGACTTGTTGAAAGAGCGGGTTCTTTTCGAAGACTCAATGCTGACTTTGCCGGTAAAATTCGAAAACATCTCCCTTTATGGAAGATATGACGAAGACGGAAATGTTGTCGTTCCAAATGAGCAAAGACTGTCGGGAATTCCAGGTTCGAACGTAAAGGTCTTGGATTTCGTGCAGAATGCCTATACTGACTTCCTAAAGTTGATGGAGAAAGCAAAAAGAAGAGGATTCAAATCTGAAATTTTTGTTGACTTAACTCCCAAGGAAGGATATACTGATTCTAAAGGTCATTATTTCTCTTTCTTCAATACGATTCATTCTCAGTTTGTCGTGAATTATATCAATCGGAGAAAGAACAAAAGAAATATCGTTGACTTTTTTGAGTATTGCGAAGAATTCGTTCAGTTCTTTTTAAAGTTATCGGATTTCCCGATTACTCGGGCAGGATACCTTGAATCGAATTTGGTTTCGAATTCTTTGACGGGATTATTTGTGACAATCGAGAAGAAAGATGGTTCGAACGATGAGATAAAGAACAAATATTTCAACGATCCTTCCTTCGATTTCTTTGTCAGGTCTTTGCGGTACTTTGGATTCTCGATTGATGGCGTAGTTCCCTGGAGGTTTGTCTTTGATATCAAATCACCTGCTGCTGTTGATTATTTGGCATTAAACCAGACAGATAGCGATAAATTGTTTCAGACTCATTTCCGACCGGTAGAGGATATCTTTGAATTTGCTTCTTTTCTGAGGGTAAGTTATCAGTCATTTGTCGGTTCCTATCCTCATTACACAGAAAATAAGCGAATGATTCTGAGGAATCCGGATGTATTCTCGCTGGATAACGAGTATTTCATTCGAATGTATCTGTTTTTTCGGGTCAAAGAAAAAAACTATCAGATGTCTCAGAGTGAATTTGAAACGACATACAAAAACATCATCGCAACCGCAGGTTTGGATGGAACAAATCAAACAATCCGAAAAGAGATATTGACATTGAATCGAACTAAGTCTAGAATGGGGATCAATAGATTGGTTTGGTGAAAATGTCACTTTACGTTCTTGTTGACGAAAATTCCAACTGCCCGACCTTCTTCAAGTCAGGAAAGATTTTGCACGGGGATATTCCCTCTGACATCAAAAGAACCTGGGCATTAAATTCTCTATTCGCGAATCAAAAAAATGTCGAATATGCTCAACTCTTTTGCCAGGGAGAATCCCTAACCTCTGTTTGTCCGGAGAAAATCAAAGCCAATTTTTTGATTCTTCGGAAGAGGATGGCAGCATATCAGCGTTCTTTTCGAACGTGCAAGATCGATACAAAAGAGGTTTGTCTTTATGATTTGGTGCCGGAAGATTTTGTACTGGAATATTCCGCAACCAAGTATAGCATTGTTCAATCGGTATTTCGAAATTTTGAGAAACCGGAGAATCATGATTTCCTGGTTGAAACTGCCAGGGTTTTTGACAAAATTGCAAAGAGAGAATTGAATCTGGATTTTGCGGAATCAATCAAGATTATTTCAGATTCCAAGTCGTTGAAGTTCTTTCGGAGATTGAAATCCAGAAAGAACGTTATCTATGATATCTTCGGCACAAAAACAGGAAGAGTGCGCACAAAAAGAAACAGTTTCGGAATTTTAGGATTTGACAAGGCTTATCGAAGAGTTCTTAAACCAAATAATGATTTCTTTCTGGAGTTGGATTTCAACGGGGCAGAACTGAGAGTTCTTCTGTCCCTTCAAGGGAAGGAGCAACCTTCCGGAGATATTCACGATTGGAATGCTGAACATATATTTCAGAATGCCTCTCGGGAAGATTCCAAAAAGCAGTTTTGGTCATGGTTCTATAATCCGGATTTCTATGATGAAAAGTTGGATTCCGTCTATGACCGCAAACTTTTGACCGAACTGTATTTCAAAGGCGGAAAGGTAAAAAATCCTTACGGAAGAATTGTTTCCTGCGACATTAAACATGCAAACAATTACCTGCTTCAGAATACCTCATCCGATACCGTCTTAGATCGAATGGTGAAAATTGATCAATTTTTGACTCAGCGAAAGAGCAAAAGCGAGATTGCCTTTCTGATGGCTGATTCCTTGATTTTTGATATGTCCAACGAAGACATTGAATCAATTCCAGAGTTGGTCAAACTTTTCGAGAATACAAAGATCGGTTGGATGCTCTCAAACCTCTATGTTGGAACTAGTTATGGAAGCATGAAGAGAATGAAATTGAGAGAGTTTAGGGAAACATGCTAATTATCGCTTTAGGTCAAACTGGCATAAATATTGCTGCTAAATTCAACGAAACCCCTGGTTTTGAATTAATCGCGATTGGTTCCGATTCTGACAAGATTCCAACCAAGATCGATTTCTCCAAGGTCTTAAAGGTCCGGGAACAAAAAAATTCCGAAGAATATGAGAATCGAACAGATTTAAGCGGTCTTGAGGATTTCGCCAAAGGAACGCAGGAATCTTCTGTCTGTCTGATATGCTCATCCTGTGGAAGAATCAGCGGGTTAACTCTTCGAATTTTGGAAATGTTTCAAGGGAAGATTCTCAACGTTCTTTTGGTTGTTCCCGATGAAAGCCTTTTGATCGGCAACAAAAAGACTCAATCCAAGATTACCTTGGGAGTCTTGCAAGAATTTGCACGTTCTGGACTGTTGAATTCCCTGCTAATCATCAACAATCGATTGATTGAGAAGATATACGGGAAACTTTCTGTTTTCGCTTATTTCGACAAAATCAACGCAGTAATCTATCATGCCTTTAAGACCTGGAACATCTTTCAGAATACAACTCCAGTCTTTGAGAGTCGCGTAGAAGTTCCGGAGATTTCGCGAATCATGACAATTTCTGTCTGTGATTTGGGAAGTCGGGAAGAACAGGCTTTTTTTGAGTTGAAAAACATAGGAACTAAGGATTATTTTCTCTTGATTTCAAAGGCAAAATTAGAGGAAGACGAAGCCCTTCTGGAATCAATCAAACTATTCGTTATGACCAAAAAATCTGAAGATACCGAGGTTGGATTTCATATATATGAGTCCACGGAAACAAATTCGGATTTGGTATACATCATCGGTGCCCATTATTCCTCAAAGATTCAAGAACTTGACTGAATGACGTTAACAGAAAAAAGAACCAGATACATAATGAACTATAGAAATTGGTAGCGATGAATTGATTTCATCGTTTCCTTAACAAAAAGAAAAGGAAAGAACAAAATGGGAATTAATCTCCAAAAAATGCAAAAGAAGTTGGAAAATCTGGCTTCAAACAACGAAAACGATTCAAATGTTTTCAAACCGGTCGAAGGCGACCAAACAATTCGAATTGCCCCCTCAAAGGACGAAGACCCCTTCAAGCAGTTTTTCCTGCATTATGGGCTGTCTTCTGCCCCTGGCGGTGTGCTTTGTCCCAAGAGGAATTTTGGGGAATCCTGCGCAATCTGTGAACTAGCAACTACCCTCTGGAAGACCGGAGTGGAGGAAAAGGATGAAGATACCAAGAATTCTGCCAAGAGTTTCTTTGCGAAAGATCGATACCATTCTGTTGTTGTCGTTCGCGGCAAAGAGAAAGAAGGAGCAAAGGTATGGGGATATGGGAAGACCGTATACGAAAAACTGCTCCGAACTGTCCTGAATCCAGATTACGGCGATGTTACCGATCCTGAAGATGGCATCGATTTCGTTTTGACATACCAGAAGAAACCTGGAGAGAAGTATCCTTCAAGCGATGTTGTTCCTCGCCGGAAGTCTTCTCCGATCTTCAAGACCGATTCCGAATGTGAACTGTTCACCGGTATACCGATTGCTGAATTCCTGGATTCGATTCCAAACCTTTCGGAACGCTATGAGCGGAAGTCTTCGAAAGAGGTTGCGCAACTGCTAGAGGATCATCTGAAGGCAGCAGAAGAGAATGTTTCGGAAACGGAACCAACCGATGATGTTGGGACGGAGAAATACAAGGGAACCTCTGATTCAAAGAGAACAGAGACAACCTCTCCCGACAACGAATTTGATTCAAAGATGAATGAACTTCTTGAAGAGAACTGATTGACAACAGCAGATAACAAAATCCAGCCTCAAGTTCCAAAAATAAATCAAGAGAGAAAATGAAGAAAACATCAAAAAGCAACGGAATTAATGATTTGGTTCCGGAAGAAAAAACAAGCGGGAAAGAAGAAAAAAAGCAACTTTCCATTGACCAACTCAAGAAATTGATCAACAAGAAAGCCGGTCAGACGGTAGTTTATGATCTATCAGAAGAAGAAAACCCTTCAGAGGTAGAAGAATTTATTTCTACAGGTTGCCGAGTGCTTGACTCTATTATCTGTAGGGGAAAACCGGGAGGTATTCCGCAGAAAAGAGTTTCTGTTTTAGGTGGTACTGAATCTTGTTTGACAGAAGATACTTTAGTAAAGGTAGAAATTGATTCAAATACCACAACCAAAGTTGAATTTTCCGAAATTAAGCAATTGCTTTCGGAAGGTAAAAAGGTTAAAATTAAGAGTCTGAATGGAGAATTCGTAGAAGTCACAAAGTATATCGAAAAGGGGATGCTCCCTGCTTTCGAAATACGGCTCTCTAACGATTTCCGGCTTAAATGCACTTCAGATCATATGGTGTTTGCAAACTCTGGTTGGGTTGATTTACGCAATATTGTTTGCGGAAAGACCAAACTTCTTTGCGAGGATGGGGAATATTATCAAGTAGAGGAAGTTTCCCCAATCGGATTGCAGAAAATTGTTGATATCTCCGTTGACGACAAGAATCAGTGTTTTTTTGGAAACGGAATTCTGAATCACAACAGCGGAAAATCATATTTAGCAGGAATAATCGCAAAGAACGCTCAAGAGAAGGGACTAACTGTTGTTTATTTTGATTCAGAAAGCAGCATTGATCCTTCTTTCCTGGCAAGAATGGGCTGTAAGGTGAAAGACATTATTTATATTCATGCCACAACGGTAGAAGAGACAATGGAAACAATCGAAACATTCCTGGAGAATGGAAAGAATTTTCTGTTTGTTATTGACTCAATTACAATGCTTCCTTGCAAGAGTGAGGTTGATGGTAATTTTGATCCGTCAACCCAAATGGCAATTAAACCAAGGGTTCTTTCTCGTGCCTTTTCGAAACTGATTCAACCTCTTGCTTTGGCGAATTCAACCATGTTGGTTTGCGCTCAACTCAAGACAAATATTAGTTCGAATAAATTTGATATGATGGCAGAACCGTATTTCATGCCAAGTGGTTCTAGTTTGCGTTTTGCTTCCAGCCTATCTATCTGGCTAACCCCTCGAAGATTGGCAGCATCCAGAGTGAAAGATAAAAACGGTTTCATAATCGGTACCGAAGTAAAGGCTTCAATTAAGAAGTCTAGATTTGGAACTCAATTCCGTGAATGTTCTTTCAAAATTCTTTGGGGTGGAGATAGGATTGCGGTTGACGAAACCGAAGCATGGTTTGATATTGTGAAAGAATCGGATTTGGTTGAGAAAAGGGGATACAATTATGTTTTGACTACCGATCAAGGAGAGATGTCCTGTACAGTCGCAACGTTTGAAGGAATGCTGGCAACACCTTCCTTTAAGAAAAAAGTTTTAGAAATCGTTGATGATTTTCTGATAACTCGATTCGATAAACGATCTGGTAATGCTGAGATGTATTACAATGCAGAACCGGAAGAGATTTCCGGAGAAGAAGAGGAAAACTAAAATGGCAAGAAAAAAGAAATTCAAGTCAATCGAAAAAGCACCCAAGAATATTCGCGATCTAGCGAGTCAATTCTACGGGAACAAAAATGCTTCTGTTGAGATGCCCGGGGAACTTCCGAAGGATCTGCCAGAGGTTGAGGTAAGAGAAATAACCGAGGATCTAATTCTGGAGGTTTTTCAGAATCAATTCAAAGAAGCCAAAAATAGCAAAGGTTATCGGATTACATGGTCCGAATATCTGCAACCAACAGAAGAAATGAAGGAAGAATATCCTAGCATGGAAATCTTCATCAAATCTACAACGGATCTTCCCTCTGGTGTTGTAGGTTACTTCCTGAAGATGTCGGAGAAACTGGAATATTGGGTTCGCCCATCAAACTTCCCTTGCTTTAAGGAGAAATCTGTGGTAATTCCTGTAGGTGTTCTTCTTCGGGTTGCATTGGAGAATCAAAATGCAGCAACCTGAACCTGAAATAAACCCATTTACCAGAATTGCAACCGATGTTGCGGAGATTCTGATTCAAAAGCAAAAGGCATATGGGGATTCCTACGGGAAATCTCCGGAGTTTTTGGAGTTATTGTATCCCAACGGAATTCAACCAAAGCAATATAAGGATCTGCTATTTGTCATTCGAATCTTTGATAAGTTGATGAGAATCGCCAGCGATAAGGAAGCCTTCAACGAAGATCCCTATCTGGATATCAACGGTTATTCCCTGCTTCATTTGGTTCAAAAAACTTTACGGGCAGAAGAAGAAAAATCCCCCGCAAAAGAAATCTCTTGACAGTTCCTCTCTTCTGGTTTATGCTCAAATTGTGAATTGGAGAAAATAGATGTCAGACAAAGAAAAGATTATCAGTCGAAAGGTTCAAATTTGCGAGAGATGCAAGGGAACCGGAAGAAAGGGAAAACACAAGAATTCGAACCCTTGCCCGGGTTGCAACGGTAAGGGTGCTGTGGTAGAATTTCTAAAGGAGATTCTTTCAGAGCAGAAGGTTCAGGTCTTTGAGAAATGCCCGACTTGCGGACATTCGGAACCAAAGGAAGTCATTGAGAAGTCCGAATGGATAACTCAAAAAGAGATTCAGTTTATTTCTTGATAGCGAAAGGAAGAAAAAAATGTTTATTACTGTTTTGCTGCTCTTGTTCTGTATTGTTTTCGCGATTATCGGAGGGGTTCAGGGAGAAAAAGACAATTCTGAATTTTCGGTATTGTTCGTGTTTCTTTCCATCGTTGCCGCAGCGGGTGCTGTTAGTAGCCTTCAAACATAAAAAAAGGAAAAGAAAATGTTTGCATCAATTCTGTTGTTTATCTTTTGCATTGTGTTTGCTATTGGTGCTGGAACGTACGTTTCTGAAGGAAAAGGGCTAACAACCGCACTTTCTCTGATTTTTTCCATTGCTTCGCTTGTCGGAGGAGTTGTCAATCTTTTGGGTTGATGAAATTGAGAGATAAAATGAAGTTAAATCTTGGAATTATAATTGGTACCGAAGGGACGGCAATCAACCATCGATCTTTGCTGAAAATAGTTGTCAACCCTTTTTTGCGTTTTAGCCTGAGAATTTGCGTGGCATCGGTAATAACAACTTTGCCAGAAATGGTACCGATCTTTCATCGATATACGTTAATAAAGGGACACCACCAAAGGAAATCCCTGCTCAAAGAATTGTCTCGATCTTGGATCTATTCGTTAAACGAAGGCGAAACAGTATTGCCAATTCGCAGGATCTTTTAATATGGCAACAATAAACAGCCGAAAGACCCTTCAGAGAATTCATTTTGCGAAGAAGATCGCAGAAGCAAGCGGTACCGGTCAATTTCGACACGCTGCCGTTCTTTTGAGGGGTGGATCAATTGTCAATTTTGCCAGCAATGATTATCGCTATAGCGGATTTGCCGACAGATTCTACCATCGCGCAATTGGATATGGAACAAGACACGCTGAAATTCGGGCATGTTTGAATGTTCCTCGCGGTCTGACAGAAGGCAGCAGCATGTATGTTGTTCGCGTTAATCGCGCAGGAGAACTTAAATTGAGCAAACCCTGCAAGACATGCGAAGAGACTTTGCGGTTTTTGGGCATTCGTGAGGTATATTACAGCACCGATGAGGGAACCGTAGAGAAGATGAGGTTGGGCAATTCATGCCCTTAAACATTAAATGTGCAACGCACAGGAGGTATCCATGAGTAGTTTTACAGAGAATGAACGGTTTGAAGTAGGAAACGTAGTCTTTCACGAAGATTCTGAAAAAACCTATATAATCGACGATATTTATTGGACTTGCGCAACAGTTTTAGTCCGTAGTTATGATCAAGACACCTGCCATATCTACGGTCCAACAAGAGAAATTAATATAGAAAATCTTTGTTGGTTTCGTCTTGGGGATTTTGTCCGTGATTTGCAAACGGGAAATATCTTTGAGGTTGTTGCTTTCGAATTTTCAACGGTTGCTTTGGAGTCTGTAAATTCTCGTGTTTGTTTGGATATGGAAGTGGATTTGCATGTTTTTACTCCGGATCTTTTCGAATTGGTGAGCGATGATGAAGCCTCTGAATTTGCCAAACTTGAGCCTGATGTCGATAAAGAAACAGAAGAGAAAGAAGCCCCCTTCGTTAATAGTCGAGTTGAGGTAGGAGACTTGATTCTTCATCGATTTTCGCGGATTCTCTATGAGATTGTTGAATTGAATTATCTTAACGGAGATGAAGCAAAGGTTCGATGTTATGATTGGGACATTGGCTTGGCTAGCGGACCAACCAGAATTGTCAAGTTGTCAAATTTCTTTTGGTTTGCGGTTGGAGATATTATTCGGAGAATTTCAACTGGAGAAGTGTACAAAATTGCTGGCTGTCATACAGAAGCAGATGTGATCATTGAAAGTATCGATGGAGATACCTGCTTCTGTGAAGAAATGGTTTCTCCCGAAGATATTCAAGAGAATTTTGAATTGGTTGAAGATTTCGATAGTTCAGATTCTTGCGAGCCTTGCAACGAAGACGACAATACTCCAGACCTGGAACCTGAAACCGCAATTCTCAAGAATGTTTCGAGTTTTCTCTTTGAAGACGGAACCTTGACGGTGAGATTCAAGGGGCAGAAGTGAAAGAATCTCCGAAACGAATTCTGATAACTGACGCTCTGAACTGCTTTCTAGCAGCATATTGCGCGAATCCAAGCATGACATCCTCTGGAGAACCAGTCGGGGGAGTATTAGGTACTCTTCGAACTCTCAACAAACAAATTCGACTAATCAAACCCGATCTAATAATTGTCTGTTGGGATGGTCCTGGAGGTTCAAAGAAAAGAAGGCTAATTGAAAAAACCTACAAAGAAGGAAGAAAATCGATTCGCCTGAACCGGACATTTGAATCTGACATGGATTCTGATGCCGAACAAGAAAACCGAAACTGGCAGCATAAGCGAATCATTGAATATCTTGATCTGTTTCCGATATTGCAATTTGCCATTGCGGAAACGGAAGCAGACGACATCATTGCTCATCTTGCGACCAGTCCAAGATATCAGAATTGGATGAAAATAATCTCCAGCAATGATAAGGATTTCTTCCAATTATGTGATTCTAGGACTTTGGTTTATAGACCGGCGAAGGGAGAGACAATCAATCAATTCTCGATTCTGGAAAGATATTCGATTGATGTCTCCAACTTCCTGCTAGCAAGGGCGGTTGTTGGCGATAAAAGCGATAATTTGCCAGGAATCAAAGGCGCAGGATTGCCGACCCTTGCCAAGAGGTTTCCAATTCTGCGGGAACAAAAAGACTTAACCATATCGGGTTTGATTGATTATTGCAATCAAAAAATTGAAGAAAAGAGCAAAATCAAGGTTTATTCGGATATCTCGGAGAACGAAGAGTTGATCAAGAAGAATTACGATTTGATGCAGTTGTATTCTCCGCTGATATCCTTCAATGACGTGCAAAGAATAGAATCAGCGATTGATAATTTTGAACCAACCTTCAATCGAAGCGAAGTCCTGAAGATGATGATCAAGGACAATATTGCCGGAAATGATTGGTCAGCACTTCAAGAGTGGAGCAACGGAATGACATTCAAAAGGAGAGAAAAAAACAGTCATGTGTAGCGAGAACAAAGATTCAGAAGAAAAGGTGTTCGTTGTGATCGAATACGAAGTTGATGAATCTTATTATGCCAGAGAAAATCACGATCCCCAGGCAACAGTTGAGTTTGCAACACCCGTTCGGGTTTTCGAAAAAAGAGAGATGGCAGAAAAATACATCAAGGAAAACGAGAGAAAAGGCTTTTCCTTCGAAATTTTCAAAATGACCCTCCGAAGATAACCTTCCTTCTTCTTTTGGATAGCGCGAAAGAGCCTACCAGAGAATTCAGAATCGGTTATAGTTAACGAGCAGAAGAAGGGGAAAGTTGAACAAGTCATTCAAAAAAACACAAGTCGGAGATGGAGATTTTTTTGTTCCAAAAGACTCGGAACTGTTAGGTTTCTCAAAATTCGGAATTCAATTTCAAGAAATATTGTGCAAGGTTATTCTGTCAGATAGAGCCTTCGCAGATCAAATCTCAGAGGTTTTAAATCCAAACTTCCTAGAACTCAAATATCTTCAGGCATTTGTCAAGTTAATTTTCGACTACAAAGATCAATTTCGGGTGCATCCAACCGTAGACATTATGGATTCTTTGATTCTATCTCAATCGATGGGATTGGGGAATTATCCTGACAATGTTGTAAAGCAGTTAACCGAATATTTCAAGAGAATTTCTATACAGGATGTTGCAACCTCGGTTGAATATGTCAAGAAGACCAGCCTGGACTTCTGCCGCAAACAGAAGGTCAAGGAAGCAATGATTAGTTCGGTGAAATTGCTGAACGAAGCATCCTTTGACGATATCAGCAAGATTCTGAACGATGCCCTAAAGAGCGGTTCTGAGAATAACTTCGGAACAGATTACATCGTTGACTTCGAAAAGAGATATCTTCTGACAACCAGAAGTCCAATTACTTCCGGTTGGGAGGAACTTGACAAAATCACACAAGGAGGTTATGGCAAGGGAGAATTGGTTGTCTTTATTGCCAGTTCCGGCAAAGGAAAATCTCATCTTTTGGTTCATGCAGGCGTTGAGGCTCTTAAACTCGGGAAATCCGTTGTTCATTATACGATGGAACTTAGCGAAGAATTCATCGGGAAGCGTTATGATGCCAGCAATACAGGATTCAAGATTGATGATCTTTCGAGTGTAAAGGCTGAAGTCTTTGACATGATCAAAGAGGTTCCTGGAAAATTGCTGATTAAGCAGTATCCAGCAAAGGTTGTTTCAACGACAACAATCCGAAATCATTTGGAAAAGATCATTTCTCGGGGATTCAAACCCGACATGATCATTGTGGATTATGGAGATTTGCTGAAACCTCCCGGAAGCAAGGTTCAGGAAAAAAGATTCAACCTTGAAGAAACCTTTGAAGACCTTCGAGCAATTGCAATTGATTATCAAGTGCCTGTAATTACAGCCTCTCAGACACAGAGAGGAACAGCAGAAGAAGAAGTTGTTACAATGGAATCAATTGCCGAGGCATGGTCAAAATGTTGGATTGCTGACCTAATTATATCCCTGTCACGAACAAGAAAGGATTTACCTTTGGGAGGGAGAATCTTTGTTGCGAAGAACAGAAACGGCATTGACAACGTTATTTTTCCGGTATATATGGACACAGCGACAACAACTATTCGGGTTCTTCCTAGCGTGGAAGAGGATACCGTCGAGAACGTTCTCAGGAAATCGGAAGTCAATAAATCGAAAGAGCAATTACAGGTCTTGCTTAAGACTTACAAAAACCTAAAGGAAAAACAAAAGACATGATTGAAGAAGAAGAGATGCGAAAGGTTTATTCAAAGGAAGAGGTTACTCGGGCTTGTTTGGAATATTTCGAAGGAGATGATCTTGCGGCAGAGGTCTGGAGGGATAAATATGCCCTCAAGGACGGCGAAGATTACTACGAATTGACTCCGGTTGATATGCACAAAAGGTTAGCAACTGAATTTGTCAGAATCGAAGAAGAATTTGGCGGGGAAAATAAACTTAGTTTTGATGAAATCTTTGGATTGCTTGACCGGTTCAAATATTTGATTCCTGGTGGTTCCATTATGTCTGGTTTGGGAGGAAAGAAGGACGAAATTACAAGCCTCTCAAATTGTGTTGTTCTTCCGGATCTTTTTGATTCCTATGGCGGAATCGCATATGCCGATCAACAACTGGTTCAATTGATGAAGCGGCGTTGCGGAGTTGGTCTGTCTGTCACAAATCTTCGCCCTAATTCAGCAAAGGTTCGAAATGCAGCAAAGACTAGCAGCGGTGTTGTTTCCTTCATGAAGAGATTCAGTAATTCCACTCGGGAAACCGCTCAACTTGGCAGACGTGGAGCATTGATGATATCGATTCACGGGGATCATTATTCCGTTGAAGATTTCATCAAATCCAAACAGGATCTTAAGGAGATTACCGGAGCAAATATTTCCGTTCAATTGACCGATGATTTCATGAGGGCAGTCGAAAATGATGAAGATTATGTTTTAAGGTTTCCTGTTCATTCTCCGACTCCAACAATGACGAAAACTGTCAAAGCAAGGGAACTTTGGGAGACATTGATTTCTTGTACCGCAAAAACCGCTGAACCGGGGATTATGTGGCATACAAGAAACCACTATTATTCCCCTTCTAGCGTTTATCCTCAGTATGAGAATTTAACTTCGAATCCATGTGTTACCGGAGATACTGAAATTGTAACTTCAGCAGGGACACAAACGATTGAAAGCCTTGCGGACAATAAGACGATTTTCAAAGTCAAGAGTTTTAATGAACAAACAAAAGAAGTTGAGTTCAAAAATGCGATTGCTTTCCCTACAAAGAAAAGTACGAAAGTATTAAAGATTCGGACTGGAACCGGGAAGGAATTGAAGTTGACTCCGGAGCATCTAGTATACACTCAAAGAGGTTGGATTCCTGCTTCTTTTTTGATGGGAACAGACAAGTTGCTTAATTCTGCTGGAAATTTTGTTGAAATTGAATCGATTGAGCAGGAAGAAGAAACCTATGATGTTTACGATCTTTCAGTTGAAGACAATCATAATTTTTTCGCAAACGGTTTGTTGGTACACAATTGTTCAGAAATCGTAATGAATCCGGATACTTGTAGACTTATGGCATTAAATATGCTTAGTTTTGTTAAGAATCCCTGGACATCCGAAGCACAGTTTGATTTTGAATTGTGGAGAAAATATGTCTATCTGTCTCAACGGTTGATGGACGATTTGGTTTCTCTAGAGATTGAAGCAATGGATAGGATTCTTCAGAAAATTGAGACAGATCCAGAACCGGATTATATCAAAGCCGTAGAGAAGCGAACCTGGGAGTTATACAGAAAGAACGCAGAAGCAGGAAGAAGGACCGGGTTAGGATTTACCGCATTGGGAGATACCCTGGCAGCATTGGGGCTTAAATACGATTATGAAGATGATGTTACCGTGAAAATGGTTGAATACATCATGAAAGCCAAACTTGAATCAGAATTGCATTGTTTAATTGATTTGGCGGAAGAAAGAGGAACCTTCGAAGGCTTTGATCCTGAAATCGAGAAAACTTCTGAATTTGTACAAATGATTCAAAAGAAATTCCCCTCTCTATACGAAAGAATGATGAAGGTTGGAAGACGTTCGGTTTCTTGGTCTGCAATCGCTCCAACAGGTACCTTATCAACACTCAGTCAAACAACCTCTGGAATTGAACCTTGCTACGCTCTTTCTTTGTTTAGACGACGGAAAGTGACAGAAGGACAGGACTTCGAAGAAATTGATTCTTCCGGGGATAGATGGAAAACTTATGAGGTTTCTCACAAAGGTCTTGAAAGTTGGCTGAAACTTAATCCGGGGAAGGCTCCCGAAGAATCCCCTTATTTTGGTTCAACAGCAAATGACATTTCCTGGCAGAAGAGAATTACAATTCAATCGATTGTTCAGAAATATACAACTCATAGCATTTCTTCTACCGTGAATCTTCCGAAGGGAACGACAAGTCAGACAGTAGGGGAGATTTACTTTGCTGCTTGGAGGTCGGGTTGCAAAGGTTTATCCATCTATGTTGATGGAAGTCGAGAAAATGTTTTGATTTCCAAGGAAGATAAGCAAGAGAAGCAGAAGGGAACCAAACGTCCGAAGTATCTGAAATGTGACATTAATTCTGTTAATATCAATGGAGAAAAATGGATTGTTTTGGTTGGAATTAAGGACTCTGCTCCTTATGAGGTTTTCGCAGGGAAGGCAGAACACCTTCAAATTCCTCGAAAGTTCAAAGAGGGAAGAGTTGGCAAAAACGGCAAAGAGAATGGAAGAAGTGTCTACGATTTATTTGTCGGGGAAAATGATGATGAATTGATCGTAAAGAACATTGTCGCAACCTTCGAGAATAACCTTTATGGCGCTGTGACAAGAATGATTTCTCTTTCCTTGCGTTCTGGAGTTCCAATCAAGGATATTTGCGAGTCTCTGGCTAAAGATAAGCCAGAAGATTTTCAGGGAATTTCAAAGGTATTAACTCGGGTTTTGAAGAAGTATATTTCTGACGGGGAATCCCCAAAGGATGATGTTTGTCCGGAATGTAATCAGAAGACCCTGATTTATCACTCAGGTTGTGTACATTGCACTTCCTGTTCCTGGACGAAATGCTGAGAAAAGAATTGACAGTTCTTCGGAATTGTCATACAATAGAGCATAGGAGAAAAAAGTGGAAAGAAAAACAGTTTCCGTCATTATTGACGATGATCAATTGAACATGAAGAGTTTCTATGAGGTTGAGGAATTAATCGAATATCTCAAGGAGATGTCAGAAAAGGTCAAGGGTGTAGGAAAATACGATAATTTGAGTATGAGAGTTTCGCTTTCGGGTTTGCGTGCTACTCGCAAAGAAAACGATGAAGAAGTAAAGGAAAGACTTCAACACGAACTGAAAAGAGCAGACATGCTTGACAAAGAAGTTGAACAGGCTCGGGATAGGCTTGCTGCATTAGAGAACATGCAAAGAGACATCAGACAAAAGGAACAAGTTCTCAAAACATTAGAGAGATTTGCGGAATCTGATTCCGAAATCAAAGAAGAAAAAAAGGAGAAAAAAGATGCCTAGAGGAAGACCACGCAAAGAGAAGCCGATCAACGATGCTCCGTTTAAGCCATATGATGAAGCGGTAAACGACTTCACAAAGAATATGGTTGAGGTTATGTCACAGATGCAAACCCTTCGTGAGCATTTTTCTGATTTTCGGAAAAGTTATGACGAAAATGGTTGGCTACCAAAAGAAGAACAGGCAATGCTTATCAAGGCGTATCGACTGTTCTCAAAGGATATCGACATGGAAGACCTTCAGGATCTTTATGAGAAGGTAAAGGCTTCTGTTACCTCTGGTTTCCGGACAGTCAATCAATCCATGCCAAGGGATGCCGAGAATGTCTGATTTTCACCCAAAGGGAATGGTTGCTTCTGTTCTTCCCTATGCGCTAGCGAAGGAAGAAGAAACACAAGATCCCCTGTCTACCTTCAAGAGTCTAAATAAGTCCTGGACCAACAAGGCAGAAGTAGAAATTGTCAAACTTCTGAAGGTTGATCCTGCGATTGAAAACAACAAATTTCAGCATTACATCGGAAAGTATGTTGCTGTAGAATCAACAATGATTCGCAAATTTGAGTTTGAGGGGGAAACCCATTACTTCGTTGAACTCCGATACATCTACGGAATTGTTGAATGACACCTGTTCGATTAGGCTATGAAGAAATTGCCATAGGAAATAACGTTCAAGCAATTGAATATTGTCTCCGAAAGGGAATTCCTTTGTTGTCCGTCGAGAAAGACTTTCGTTATGTCTTTTGGGATAAGTTTGCAAATCTGGATTCGAAATTGGTCTTCTGGAAAAGAGGAAAATTTCTGCTAGCAATGGCGGGATTACTGCCAGGAGCGCACGAACAGATATCCAGCATTGACATCGATCCAGAGAAACAGACAATGGTTGTTTCCTCTGTTTCCGGAGTGCTTTTCGAATTCTTTTTTGAAAGTCTGAGGATATTTGAATCAGATGAGATAATCGGATTGGATATTCTGGATGGGTATTCTCCAAGATACAGAATTATCGATGTTTTTGAGTTGAAAACGGACAATTCCGAAGAGATTTTAAGGTCTTGCTTGGAAAGAGAGGAATTCGAATTCGTTAAGACGGTTTTCTTCTATCCGAGCGAAACCAAAAAGAATCAGAAGGATTTGGTTCTGGATTTCGAACTGACAGAAGAACAGTTAAACTCCAGGGACTATGACGAATCTTCAATCCGAATTTTGCTGAATCGGGTATCTCAAGGAAATCCCTTCAGAATCAAACACAAGCAGAGAATTAAAAGCAAGTTTGATCAAAGAGAGTTCGCAGAATATCCAAATATAGCATTCGACAAAAGGACGTTTGAGGAAATCGTAAAGCAGACAGAAGTTGAATTATTTGACTATACAAGGAAACTAGAATATTATCTATGCCCAAGGAAAAATCAAGAAAAAGATCAAGACACATGGCAGGAATCGTCGTCCTTACACCGCAAGGATTGGATTTCAAACTTGAGCAGCATCCTTCGCTTCTACCAATCGCTGAAGACCTTACAGCAGCAGAAAGAGCGGTTATAGAATGTTCACGCGCAGGCTGTCATAGTATTTGGGTTGTTCTTCCTCCTGATGCTCCGGATTATATCCGAGAGAAGATAGGAGATTGGGTTATTGATCCTGTCTCTTATCTTGGAGAAGGCTTCAAATTAGCCAGAAGCATTAAAAATTCCAGAATCAAGTATATTCCGATCTTCTATCTTTCCCAACAATATCCAGAACAAGTGAAAGCAGATTCTTTCATCTTCAATGTTTTGTATGCGGCAAAGCATATCTTTTATTGCAACCATAGTGTTGCTGTGTATCTATCCCCTCACAAATTTTATGTTGCAATGCCCTGGACCATTCATGATTCTCTCTTTTTGGTTCAAAACAGGAACATCTTTTCTTCGGGGGAATCCAACGCAGTCATTCAAGATTATCGGGCAAATTCTGCCGTGCATGGATATCCTCTAAGTTTCTGTTTCCGACCAGAGGATCAATCCAAATTACTACAAAAGTTTAATGAGTATTATTCGCAGGTTGAAAGAAAAGAATTTTTCGGGGGAAATCTCGGGAGAATACCCTTTGCAAAGCAATTGAAAGCGGTTATTGGTTCCCTCCCTGATTGTCAATATGTCGATATTGACTGGCACCACAATATAAGTACATGGCAGCAATACAGGGCTTATCTGAGCGATCCCAAATCAAAAAAGATCATCCGACCAAAGAATTACTTCTACCGTCAATATTTTCAAGATCCTTTCAAGGAAATCTACGATCTTAAGATTGGAGTTGAAGCAGCAGGTATTCGAAAGAGACTCATAGGTTCAACCTCTGTTGATACTCGATTTAATGTGGATGCAATCGAAAATCTTCCAAACAATCCCGGCAAGAAGAAAGAAATAGAAGAGGTTTTCAGTCGTCATGATAGTTTGGAAGCAAAAAACAAATTGGCTAGCATAAATCAAGACATTCAGAAACTCTTAGCGGAAAGTGATTGGGATTTTGAGACTATTGAATCCGAATTGGAGCAAATAAACAGAGAAGAGGAAGATTAAGATGAAAAATGAGAACACTGTTGAATTAATTGGTTATTACGGTTCTGATTTAACCCATGCTGGTTCTGCCTGGACATCAACCAGTAGAGAAGGAAAATTGGAAGATCCAGAAAAGGTCAGGAAATTGTTGTTTATGTTGGCAGAAAATCAGCACAAAACACCCTTTGAAAAAAGCGTTTTGCATTTCCTAGTAACTTCAGATTTGTGCAGTCACATTCACACAATCAAACATCGAATAGGAGTCTCCGTCAACACTGAATCAGCCCGCTATAAAGAACTCAAAGATGATAAGTTTTATTTGCCTAACGATTGGGACGAAGAAGAAAGGCAGAAACTTGAAGGATTTACGAATGATGCCCTTAAAACATATCACGAAGCCCTAGAGAGGCTAGTAAAGAAGGGTTACGATAGAAAGAGGGCGAAGGAATCAGCAAGGTTTTATCTTCCCTATTGCACTCAATTAACTCAAGATGTTTCTTTCAATTTTAGTAGTTTTGTTCATTTCCAAAAACTTCGGAATTCTCCGGATGCACAGAAGGAAATCAGAGAGATTGCGCAGAAGATGCTAGATTTGGTTAAAGGAACTCATCAATTTGACATGAGCATTGCTGCCTGGGGATTAAACTAGAACTTGACTTCCAGAAAGAAATAGGGTAGAGTTACACTATGAGAAATAATTCAAAGATCAAATTTGTTAACTTGCACGGTCACTCTACGATAGGCTCTCTCGGAGATGCCATTGGATATCCTCAAGAGTCCATGGATTTTGCATACGAAAACGGAATGGATGCTTGCGCCCTGACAGATCATGGAACAATGAATGGATTTTCCTATCAATACCTCCATGCCAGGAAGATGAAAGATGAAGGAAAGACCTTCAAACCGATATATGGTTGTGAATTCTACTTCATTGAATCTCTTCCGGACTGGCGGGAACTTCATAAGGAACATAGCGAATCCAAAGAAAAAAAGAAGAAGGAAAAAAAGGTAGATGATGATGTTTCCTTCATAGAAGATGAAAGAGAAAGCAAATCTGCCACTACCGCCCTGAATGAACGTTCTCATATGGTTCTGTTAGCACAGAATGAAAAAGGTTTGCAGAATCTTTTTTGGCTGGTTTCTCATTCTTTTGCCAGGGAAAATTTCTATCGGTATCCAAGAATTGACCTTGAGATGCTTCGGAATTATTCAGAAGGAATTATTGCAACCTCTGCCTGTTTGGGCGGTCTATTCGGAAAGATTCTCAAAAAGCACGAAGAAAAGGAAGATTCCTTTGTATTGACAGAAATGCAGATACTAGCAGAAAAGATGAGAGATATCTTCGGGGATAGATTCTTCTTAGAATTGCAGTGGAATTCATTTTCGGAACAGCATAGGCTCAATAAATTGCTAATCTTGTTGTCTGAGAAGACCGGTATTCAATTGGTTTCAACTGCGGACTATCATTATCCCAATCCTGAACTTTGGAAGGATAGAGAGGTATATAAGAAACTTGCTTGGCTTTCCAAATCAATCGGCAAAGAACAGGAAGAAGAATTCTATTCTCTTCCAAAGTCAATATCTGAACTTAAATATGAGATTTTCCCCAAGAATGGGGATCAAATGTTCGAAGCCTTTCGGAGATATTCAGAGATTTGCGGAATCTCATATGACGAGAAGCAGATTTTGGAATCAATCGAAAGAACCTTCCTGGTTGCACAAGGAATTCAGGAAATCGAACCAGATCGTTCTGTTAAATTGCCCAATTTTATTGTTCCTTCCGGAGAGAATCCGGATGAGATTCTTAGAGATTTGGCATATAGAGGCTTAACAGAGAAGAGATTGGATAAGAAGCAGAAATACCTGGATCGGTTGGAGAAAGAACTAAAGGTTATCATCTCTCAGAATTTTTCCAGGTATTTCTTGACACAGAAAGCGATATGTGATGAGGGACAAAAAGTGATGATTCTTGGACCGGGCAGGGGATGTTTTTTGCCCGATACTAGAGTAAAAATGTCAGACGGATTGTATAACCTAATCTCAACCATTAAATTAGGAGAGAACGTTATTGATGCGTATGGGCAACCTAAACAAGTGCAAAACAAACTTCGTTATGACATAGATGAAGAGATTTTGGAATTAGTGTTTGCAAATAACAAAGTAATTCGCTGTACGAAAGACCACAAATTTTTGACAACGAATAGGGGTTGGGTTGCTGCGCAACATCTCACTGATTCAGATGATATTCAGGAAATTTAGCGTAAAAGTAGTTCCTCTTCCGGTACCAAGAACTATATACTGTATAACCGGAGGAAGAATTTATGGTACCCTATCAAAAAAAGAAACTTTCCCAAGAACAATTGGAGATTGTACAGAAAGTGCTTGAAGAAAACAAAGAAACCATCTTGACTCGCAAGATTACAAAAATTCTTGAAGAAAAATTTGGGCTGTCCGAACTGGCTATTATGCGCCGGGCAAAAACAGCAGGAATGACTTTGTTAAATGGTTATTCTTGGGATGAATATTGGCAACGTACAGATATTCATTTTAAGAGTCACAAGAAATATCTCTCGTTTGAATGCGAGAATTGCAATGCTAAGAATATTCTGAAGATTTCAAATTTCGAAAATCGCGAAGAAAGACTGCCGTTGTGTATTGGTACTAAAGAACGAAATTGGTGTGATGGATGTTATTCTATTCATTCACGCGCCACAGAACGGTTTAAAAAGAACAACAGTGCGGCACAATTAATTGCGCAAAACAGACCGGAAGTTTTGCAAAAACAAAGAGAGGCTCAACTTAAAAGATATGCTGCTGGCGGCACTCTCGTTTTAGAACAATATCGAGAAATAGGGAAAAAACTTTGGCAAGATGAAGGTTATCGAAAAAATCAAATTGACAAAATGAAGCAAAATTGGCAAGATCCAGAATACAGAAAAAAAATCATGAGTGGTTATAGACAATATACTGGTATATACGAGGGTTGTCGTTATTACAGTCTTGTAGAACTCTCCTTTCTATTGAATTGTTTTGCAGAAAAAAGACCGGTTAAGAATTACGACGGGAGAGGAATTGCTTATGAGTTTGAAGGTAAGGAGCGCAGATATTACCCTGATTTTATGATTTATGATGATTGGAGTTGCATAGTGGAGGTTAAAGGAAGTGGAAGTTGGTACAAGAGAGATAAGAAATTGGTCGAAAAGAAATTTGAAGCATTAAAAGATTATTGCGAAAATAATGATTTAACTTGTCGTTTGGTTTTTGATTCCGATCTTGGGAAAGAACTTTGGCAGAAAGCAAAGAGGGTTCATAATGAAATTAGTCAGCAAGCGCACGATACAATATAAAGGTCCAGTGTTTGATTTAACCGTAGAAGGAAGTCATACATACAACGTAGAATCACTCGCTGTACATAACAGTGGTGCAGGTTCCTTAATTTCCTATCTTCTGAACATTACAGCAGTCGATCCTATCAAATGGAATCTTCAGTTCGAACGATTTCTTTCGGAAAACTCAACATCTCTTCCTGATATTGATGTTGATTTCGAAGATTCTGCCGGAATCAAAGATCATCTTAAGAAACTTTGGGGAGAATATTCTGTAATTCCTGTTTCAAATTTCAACACCCTTAAGCCGAGAAGTCTCATAAAGGATCTGGCAAAATTCTTTGATATTCCCTTTGCTGAGGTTAATGAAGTCACAGGGAAGATGCTGTTCGAAGCAACCCCTCTGGCAAAAGCAAAGAACGATATTCAGACCGGAGCATATGAACCAACCCTTGAAGAATTGATTGAATTTTCTCCAACTCTTCGAAATTTTCTTGATAGGTATCCAGAAGTTGAGCCTTTGATTCGTAACCTCGCGAAACAATTGAGAAATTGCTTTTCTGAAGATTGCAAGATTTTGACAAGTACCGGAGAAAAAGATATTCACAATATTCAGTCTGACGACTTGATTGCTTTTGTTGATCTGGATGGGAATCTAAGATTCAATATGGACTACGAAATTTATTTCAACGGAAGAAAAGAAGTTTTTGAAATTGAATTAGAAAACGGAATAAAGATAGAGTTGACCGGCGATCATGAAGTGTTAACTCAAGATGGATACAAGATGGTTGGGAATTTAAGTCAGGGCGATATTCTTTTTTCAATTTAAACGAACAATCCTCCAGCGTACTAATTATTTTGTAATCGCTGGAGGGTTTATAATGAAATGTTTAGCCAAGTGTACATTGTGTGGTAGAGAATTTAAAAGAATTGCATCACATTTGTTAGTAAAGCACGATATCGATATATTTGATTATCTTAGACTTTATTGCGATCCTTCTTTTGATATCTCAGATATGTATAATTCCGGACTATCAGCAAACCAGATAATAAAGAAGATAAAAGAAGAACATGGTTGGTTTAGCGCCACTAAGAAAGAAGTCTACAAAAAACTGCGGTCAGTTGGAATTACCCCCCGAGAAATTTCTGAGGCTACAAAAGAATGGGTTAAATCTACTGGAGGAATATGGAATAAGGGATTGACAAAAGAAGAACACCCATCCATTATGGCATATGCAATGAGCAGAACCGGAACAAATAACGGGTATTATACCGGGAGTGAAGAATCTAGGCAAAGAATCAGAAATTGGCATTTAACTGTAGAACCAGAAAAACTTCGCGAAATAAGAAAGAAATCCGGAGAATCTTTGAAAAAAAAGATTCAGAGAGGGACTTGTTTCTTGGATGCGCCGACTGTCAGAAAAAGAAAGAAAAGAACATATCCAAAAACTTCTGGACGGAGCAGCCCGTTGGCGTAAGTCCGAAAGGGGGATTAATTTCCATTTTTGTATTTCGAAAATGGAAAGGAAGATTGCAGAAATTTTGGAATCTGAAAATATGCAGTATATCAAACAATAGTTATTAATTCCATGGTCTTTTATGACTCAACAGAATCAACTTCATGAACAACGGGGACTATAAACTCCCGCTCTGCTGAATATTTCTCTTCCAGATTCCAAAAGAAACCCTTTCGATTTTTGTTCAACAGCCGCTCCTTCTTACCAATTGGTTTCAGGTTTAATCTAATGTTAACAGAAGCATTTAAATCCGCATCTTGAGTAAAGCCGCAAGATGTACATCTGAATTGCTTAAGTTTTCGATTAGATCGACAGGTCCAGGAACACGCAGAACAACGCTGACTTGTGTAAGTCGGGCAGACCTTTGTTACTTGGACACCAAATAACTCGGCTTTCTGCTCTAGCCGATCAAAAATTTCTGCATATTTGAAATGCTTCAATTTTCTAGGGAGCCTCTTATATTTTCCGAGGTTCCTTATGTTTTCAATTCGAAGTTCTTTCAATCCGCTCATATCGAGTTGATTGACAGACCAACAAACAAAATTATGTCTGTGCTTTTGCGCTCTTTCGAAAGACTTTGATCCTTTCCTCTTCCGAGAGAGTTTATCATTGATTCTGTCCAGTGTCCAACCATGATTATCTGCTGGTGTTTGCGCAAACTTTCCATCCGAAGTTGAGACAGATAGACAGGTTTTGATTCCAATATCAACCCCGGCAACAAGACCCAAATTCGAATTATTGACAGTCTCTTTCTCAAAGAAAAACATTATGGATTTTCTTCCAATAGAAACAGAAGGTCTAATAGAAAATCCCTCTTCAATCAACCGATTAAAGTGTCGAGTTCTCCTAAACGGAATGTAAATTTTGTCCTTGTTTCCGGGAGCAAAGGTTATCCAACCATCAAAGGAATTGTTCTTCTCCAGAGATATCTTAATAAACCTGGAATCCAATCTCATCGCAATCTCTTTTTTGAGAGAAGATTTTTTTGGATCAAGAGATTGCGCAATCTTCTCTAATTTTCTGGACTTCTTGAATTTCCCTTCGGATTTAAGTTTTGCAATCATCCAGATTCTTGCTCGGTTCTTCTTTTGTGTTCCTCTGACAATTCCAGAGGCTTCCTTACCTGCTGCTTGAATAAATCTGGCAGGAAGGAAGGTTTGAGGTTTGATCTTGTTTGACAATTCCAAATCTATCAAAGTTGGAACCTTTTCAAAATTCCAGAGTTCATCAATCAGCAAAGAAACCACCTTGTTATATTCCGAAATCCACTCGTTAATCTGCCGTAATTTTTCAACGTTGCAGAATTTTGTAGAAACGGTGGTTGATCTAATCATTGTTTTCGGTTAGTTCCTTGATTATTTTCTCTGTTTTCCTTGAGGATCTGCGTTGACCGTAGATTCTGGCACAAAATGAAGTGACCAGAGAAATGAAGTCTTGCATCAAATCTTTCGAATCTTCAACCACTTCATTGATGATTATGATTTCTCCAGGGTAGAGGGATTTCAGATATTCGAATCCAAATCTAGTCAGACGATCCTTGTGTTCAACAACTATTCGAGTTGCTTTCTTTTCTTCAAGAATTTTTTGTAGTTTGGGACGTTTATCGTTCAATCCAGAAGCGCATTCCTTTACAACTTCGTTGACGATCCAACCCTTTGCATTGCAGAATTGACTAACTCTTTCTGCTTGAGAATCCAGATTGATTTTGTTTTCGCTTGAACTAACACGAGCATATACAACGTTGTGTTCTGGTTTGACAATCAAAGGTTCTGGATCTGGCACAATAATTGTTCCGGTTTCCAGGGTATATGCTCCGGGAATTTGACCTTTCTTGAATTGTTTCCAGGCACTTTGATAGGTGATTGAATTCTTTTTTGCCCATGTTTTTAAACGCACTTGACAACCTCTCTTTTACATGATATATATAGTATGAACTTTTAGAAAAGACTATTGATTGGAAGTATTTATTCAATACCTCTTTTCGAGAAGATTCTCACTGGTTCAAATACGATTTCTTCTTGCCTGAATATGAATGTGTGGTAGAATATAATGGTACTTATTGGCACACTGACCCTCGATATTATCGAGAAGATTATTTCAATGCCAAAAAGAAAAGTACAGCAAAGGAAATTTGGGCATATGACGAGACAAGAAAATCACACGCTTTGAATAATTTTGCAAGTTCTTATGTTGTTTTGTGGGAAGCCGACCTAAAAAATAGGTCCGACGAAGAAATAAAAGGAGTTCTTCTTGAAGCCATTAAAAATCGCGAAAATTTCTAAAATCGGAGAAAAGAAAGTATTCGACATTCATCATAATTTACCAAGTGAGTTTTTTTTGGCGCAACATCCAAACTTAGTAGTAAATAATGTAATAATATCCAACTGTTCCACACATGCTGGTGGAGTGCTGATAACCGAGAACCTGGATCAAAAAATGCCATTGATTTCCGTAAAAGGAAAGATGCAGACTCCTTGGGCAGAAGGTCAAAATGTTCGGCATCTTGAACAATTTGGGTTTGTCAAGTTTGATGCTTTGGGTTTGTCTGCCTTGGGGATTATTCACAATACAATCAAAGGGATTCTTCGCGAGAAACTACAAAGAGAACCAACATTGGAAGAAAGCCTGGATTACTATCAAGAAAATCTTCATCCTGATAGGCTCAATCTCAACGATCAAACAGTCTATGAGAATATTTTTCACAAGGGGAAGTTTGTTGGAGTCTTTCAGGCATCGGAAGGGGGAATGCAACAGTTAATTCTTAATGCCAAACCTCGTTCGATTGAAGAACTTTCTGCGGTTTCTGCCATTTATCGTCCTGGACCTTTGGCGGCAAGTGTCGATAAACTGTACGTTCAAGCAAAAGAAGACCCGGATAGTATTCCTTATTTGCATACATCAGTTAAGTCAATATTATCAGAGACTTCCGGACTTTGTATAGCCGGAGAAACATTAGTAACAACAGATAAAGGGAATATTCGGATTGATGAATTAGAAAAAAAGACACCGGAAGAAATATCAGGAATTACACTTCCAAGTTTCAACGAACAGAAGCGAATATTCGAACAAGACAGTATTGAAAAAGTTAAATATATGGGAAAAAAGAAAACGATTTTGATAGAAACAGAAAGTGGAAGTATTAAAGTTACAAGCGATCACAAAATATTAACAAGACGTGGTTGGATAGAAGCAGAAAAATTACAACCCAATGATGAAATCGCCTCTGTTGAAAATCAACTTATCCACTAGTTATATAACAAGAGTCTTGCTCTTGATATATAACAGTGAGGAATGTTAATGAAAAAGGAAATTCGAACTTGCAAATCTTGTCAAAAAGAATTAACAAGGAGACAGAGGGTTTATTGTTCAAATGCTTGTCACATGACCGATCAGCGTAATGAATTTCAGAGTAAAAGAATTTGTTGTAATTGTATAGTGTGTGGTAAAGAAATGTGGCTTCCTAATTGTCTTATAGGAAAAAAGATTGCTTGTTCTAAAAAATGTGCGTCTATGCACCTAGCAATTAAATACAAGGGAAGAAAACTAACTCCAGAGTGGCAAGAGAAGATAAATGTTCACAAAACTAAAGACAAAGTTATTAAATACGGTGTCTATGTTTGCGACAGTTGTGGAAAAGTATTCGAAAAAAATACTTCACTAAGATCACATCATGCGACATGCCATCAGCGAGAAAAAATATTTTACTGTGACAAGTGCGAATACACACATAAGAGTCCTGGCGCGTTGTGGCTTCATAAGATGAGATATCACGAAAAAGAAGAGGCTTTTTGTCTTCGTTCTAAACCAGAAATTGCCTTTGAGCATGAAATAAGAGCGATTATCGGCTCTTTGAACCTAGAAATCAGTTTCATAATTCCTGGTTGCAATCATAGATACGACTTTTGTATACCGGAGAAAAGAATTGTAATAGAGTTCGATGGAGATTATTGGCATGGAAATCCTAAAATTTTCGAACCGTCAGAAAGAAATCAGTACCAACAAAATGTTGATCGATATTATACAAATCAAGCAATTAAAGCAGGCTACACAGTGTTCAGAGTTTGGGAATCTGAAACTGGTGAATTTTTAGAGAAACTACGGAGGATTATCAATGGAATTGAAGTTTGTCAAGATTAAAAGACTCAGCATCCAGACTGAATTAGAGGATGTATATGATATGCAACTTGTAAAAAATCACAATTTTGTTGCTAATGGATTAATAGTACATAATTGCATTTTCCAGGAACAAATTTCTCAGTTGGTCAGCACCTTGGGGAAGAACATATCCCTCGAAGAAGGAAATGAAGTTCGAAAATTGCTGACAAAAAGAGGCATTGGACCAGCAAAAGAAAAGTTGGAAAAGTTCAAGATTCGATTTATTGAGGGCTGTCGAGAGAAGAAGATTGCAGAGAAAACCGGATTGGCTATTTGGGATATGCTTGACCGATTTAGTCAATATTCGTTTTGTAAGTGTTTGTCCGGAGATACCTTGGTAACACTAGAAGACGGGAAAAAAGAGAAAATTAAGGATGTTCAAATTGGGAGTAAGGTTGAATCTGCGAATGGATTGGTTCGGGTCATCGATAGACATCGCAACGGGAAGAAGAAAGTTTTCCTGGTTAAAACAAAGAATGGAAGAGAAATTAAGTGTACACTGGATCATAAATTTCAAACAAAAAACGGAATGAAAACCCTTGAAGAAATTCTTGAATCCAAAGTTGCGATTATTTGCAAATCAAAATCAAAGACCTAAGTTTCTTTTTTACACACGCAACTAGTTATATATGACTTAAGAAATTGAGTCATAACTAGGAGAAAAAAATGTCAAAGAGTAAAAGTTCCGCTTTCTGCCCTGTTTGCGAGAAGCAATTTTCTGCTTCGGTTTTTGCACGGCATGTACGTTCGCTTTCAGAAAGTGAAAGGCAGACAGAGATATCCAGACAAAAACACAAAGAATTAATTGAGCATGTAGAAGGGAACATAGAAGAAATTATTAAAAAATTCTATGGAGTTTGCAATATTTGTGATAAACAGATAGAACTAAGTGATTTAAGAGAGCAAGAACAAAAAAAGATCAAGAATTTGGGGCTTTTGATTTATTGCAATTGGACCGGAGAGAGAACCCTTAAGAGATGCGCGGAGCATAGAGAAGTTATCTGGAATTTGGGGTTGACAAAAGAAACTAATGATAGCCTTAAAAAAATATCAAAAGGAAGAACGGGAGAAAACAATCCTATCTTCAAAACAATCAACGATCCTGAAGCAAGGGAAAAGTGGCTAAAAAACATAAAAATTGGCAAAAATAAATCACTTGAATCTGGATATCTCAAGTGGAAGAAAGGGAAAAGTTATGATGAAATTTTCGGGAAAGAAAAAGCAATAGAAATTAAAAAGAAAATGTCAATTGCTTTGTTGGCGCGAGAAGTTTCCCCTCACACCGGACACAAACATTCAGAAGAAACAAAAGATCGTCTTCGCGAAATAACTGCAAAGAGAATTGCAAACAACAAAGATAAAATATCCAAACCTCAAAGGCTCCTATTCGAATCCCTGGTACAGCGGAATTTAGATCCAAAATTGGAATACGTGTTTGGATTTTATGCAATTGATATAGCCTTTCCAGAACTTCAAACAGCGATAGAAGTCGATGGGGATTATTGGCATTGCAATGAAGAACTAGGCTTTTTCTGCAAAGATAAACCGCAAGTACGCAATTTAGCGAATGACAAAAGGAAGTCGAAATTCTTGTTGAAAAACAACTGGAGTTTGGTTAGAATATGGGAATCAGAGATTAATGGAGGAATTGAAGAGTGTCTAAAAAGAATAGAAGATCACTTGGAACAGAAGAAGATTTTATTACAGAAGTAATTCCTTGCGAAGAGGAAGAGACTTATGATCTGGAAATAGATCATCCAGAACATACTTTTTTTGCAAACGACATTTCTGTTTCAAACAGCCATTCCACAAGTTATGCAATGATTACCTACACTTGCGGCTATCTTCTTCATTATCACGCAAAACATTGGGTTGCTGCGTTTTTGAACAATGAATCCGAAGAAAAGAAAGAACGCGCAATTGGACTGGTACAGGGACTCGGATTCGAAATACAGCCCGTAAACATTAATCTGTCACGCCTGGAGTGGTGTTCTGGAGAAGGGAACACTCTGATTCAACCCTTGCTTTCCCTAAAAGGCTTGGGAGAAAAGGCAATCGAACAAATTTTGCAGTATCGCCCATTTTCTTCTGCCGAAGACTTGCTTTTCCGGGAAGAAATTGATTACTCCAAACTCAACAAGAAGTCTCTGGATGTCCTTTGTCGTTCTAGGGCTTTGGATGGATTGATAGATTCCCGATTCTCAGGAGATAAGCATTTTTGGAGCGCGGTCGCTGTCAGTCGCCCAAAGACACAAAAAGAATTGGAAGAAAATATTGTTAATTTTTCTCCGGAGGGAAGTTTTTCAAAGGAAGAAAAGATTGACAATCTTATCTCTTTGACCGGGAAGTTTCCATGGGAATTCGTGCTGGACAACAAAATGAGAGATAACCTGAATCGATTTCGAATTCCTCCGATATCCGAGTACGATCCTGAATTGCAAGTTTGTTGGTTTGTTCCTCGCGAGGTCATAGAAAAGGTCACAAAGAAAGGGAAACCATATCTTGTGATTAAGGTTACAGATTCGAATAATCAATTGACAAGCATTAGGGTTTGGTCCTATAATCCAAAGGTAGACAGAATTTGTCTGAACAAAATCTATGCAGCAAAATTAGACTACAACGAACAGTGGGGAATGAGCATTCGCAGTTTCCCTCTGAGTAAGAAGATGAAAGTGTTGGGATAGAATCCCAAAGAAGGAGATAAGATGTTCATTAATGTCGCGAAGGTAAGAGAGAACGTGAGATGCCCTGTTCGGGCAAACCCTTCAGATGCAGGCTTGGATGTATTTTTTGTTCCAAAATCAAATCAACCAGAATGCAAATTTGTACAGATTGCACCAGGAGATAGTGTTCTTCTTCCCTCTGGAATTAAGGTTGAAATTCCTCATGGTTATGTTTGTCGGGTTGAATGTCGGTCAAGTCTTGCGCAAATAGGGTTAATTGTTGGCGCAACAATTGTTGATTCGGGTTATGAAGGGGAAATTCTGATTAATCTGATTAACACTAGCAACGATCTAAGAAGAATCTATGAAGGCGATAAAATCGCTCAACTGGTATTCTATCCGATTATCCTCCCAAGGTTGAATGAGGTTTCGTCGGAAGAACTATACAAGGATCGAGTTGCAATCAGTGAAAGAGGTTCTGGCGGTTTCGGAAGCACAGATAACAAGAAGTCCGAAGACAAAGAGCAAAACAAGACAATTTCAAACGCCATCGATTCTCTTCTTGAGGATGAAAATAAGAATCCGGAAGAAAAAACAAAAAAACTAGAAGACCTTGAACTTCTAGAAGAATTAAAGAAAATGCTTGAGACTATACAGAAGGAAAGAACTCAATCATATCCTAAGCGCCCTTGGAAGTTCAAGAAGGGAAGCCCTTGGAATCCTCCCATTTGCTACACTACAGACCGCAAACCTGCTTCGGTTTTTGATGGTTTAGGATAAAAAAATGGACAAAAGAACACAATCGCTGATGTTTGAGAATAATAAAGATAATTGGGAAACTCCTGAATATCTTTACGAATGGTTAAACAGGCAATACAAATTTACATTAGATCCTTGCGCCGATGATCTTAATCATAAGTGTGAGAAATATTTTACAGAGAAGGATGATGGTCTTAAACAAACTTGGTGGGGAGAAAGCGTTTTCTGCAATCCTCCTTACAGTCAACTTAAAAAGTGGTTAGAAAAGGGTCATGATGAGCATTGTGATGGAGAACGCACAACTTGCATATATTTGACTGCCGCGAGAACAGATTGTCGCGTCTTCCACGAAACCTGCATGAAAGCAGACAAAATCATCTTTTTGAAGGGCAGGGTCAAGTTTGTTGGCGCACAACATTGCGCTCCTTTTCCTTCGATGATTGTCTGTTTTGATGGTTCAAATCCAGACAAAGAAAGAAACGGTCCAATTTTCGAAACAGCAAATCTACAGGAGATTAAAAAAGAATATGTTCAATTCAAGCAAAAAAATCGTCAACAGTGATTCTGCGCTTACCTATGATGATATTCAGTTGGTACCTCAATATTCAGAAATCGAGACAAGAAGTTCCATCAATATTGATGTAAATTTCGGAGACTGGAATATTCCCGTTCCTATCTTTTCTGCCCCTATGGATTCCGTGACAGGCTATGAAATGGCTTTGGAATTGGGAAGAATGGGAGCGGTGGGAATTCTTCATCGGTTTATGTCAATGGATGAACAATGCGATTGTGTTAGAAGACTTCGAGAAAATCTTTCTACTTCTTCAATTGTTGCTGCCGCTGTTGGATCAAAGAAATCCGACGCAATCAGAATTCGAGAATTAATTGCTGCTGGCGCTAACTTTCTCTGTATTGATGTTGCCCACGGGCATCATTCAATGGTTCGGGATACAATTCGAACAATTCAAAAATATGAAGGGTTCGGTTATCGGAATATTCACATTATGGCAGGTTCCGTATGTACCAAAGAAGCAGCGGCAGACCTGATTAAATGGGGGGCTGACAGCATAAGACTTGGCATAGGTGGAGGTTGTTTTGTTCCTGGAACTTTGGTTAAAACTGAATTTGGTATGAAACCTATTGAAGAAATTGAGGTAGGTGAAAGAGTTTGGACGCATAAAGGAAATCTTCAAAAGGTTCTTCATAAGTTTGAGTATGATAAAAACGAAGAAATTTGTGTAATCAATGATAAGATTCGTTGCACGAAGAATCATGAATTTTGGGTTGCAACAACCGGTTCTGGCAATTGGGTAGAGGCAGAGAATTTGAGACTGTATCAGAATCCAAATCCGGGAGAATGGTCAAATTATTCTTTGTGTGAAATCGAAGGGAATGGATATAATCCAATTTCTATTGATTCTGTTACCTTTGAACATTATGAAGGGAAGGTTCACGATCTACACGTAGAGAATGACAATTCTTATAATGTTTTCGGGGTGTTATGTCACAATTCTGTCTGCTCAAGCAGAATTATGGCGGGGGTAGGCATTCCCCAAGTAACCGCAATTCTTGATTGTATTGAGGTCGCGAGAAAGAACAACATTCCAATTATTGCTGATGGCGGAATTCGATATCCTGGAGATATTGTAAAGGCAATCGGATTAGGTGCCTCTGGAGTTATGATTGGCAATCTCTTTGCCGGTACTGACGAATCTCCTGGTTCTATAAAGAGAGTCGGAGATTGGGGGTCTGAAACCTTAATGAAGACTTACAGAGGTTCAGCAAGCCTCAGTTCAAAGGTTGATCGCGGCGAAAAAGAAAAGAATGTAGAAGGAGTTGCAATGTTGGTTCCCTACAAGGGACCAATTGAAAACATCCTGAATTCTATGCTAGATGGTCTGAGAAGTGGAATGTCTTATGTTGGTGCAAAAGATATTCCAGAGTTTCAGAAGAAGGCAAGGTTTGTGAAAATCTCAAATTCCGGAATCATCGAAGCAACCCCTCATGGATTGTCCAGAAGGACGGAGAAATTGTAAGAATGCCAAAAACAGCAAAAAACAGGAAAGAAGTTCTTCCAAAATTTCAGAATAGTCAGCATATATTGGATATTTCTCCCTATTTGGAGAAGGTTTCGGAGGAATTTCACGACAAGGAAAATAACGCACTTCAGAGGGATCAATATTTCTTGGGATTCTATTTGCCTCTCAAATTCTATGTTGATGCAAAATCTAAAATAACTGAATATGGAAATCATTTACCTCAGTTAATCGCAACCTGCCTGGGAGGTTTATTGCTTGAGGATGAAGATTTGATGAGGTTTCTGAATCGGACACTTCGAAGAAAGAATGTTGTCAAATCCAGGAAGATATCGTATGATAGAGTAGAGAAAGCCAGAATAAAAGCAGATATGGAAAATTTCGCCCTTGGTGAAGAAATTTCAGAAGAAGATTGCTGCGATAACGACATAACCAATTAAGGAGAAAAAATGTCAAAATGTGTAGAACTATGTAAGAGCAAGAAGGTAAGTTGTCCCAATAAGAATTGTCCCCATTGGATTAACTGCGAAGAGGATTTGAATTGTGTTTTTATCACGGTAGAAAATCACGGTCCGTTAAGTCTTCGCGAGGTCGGGCAGAGGTTGGGAATTTCTCATGTGGCGGTCCAACAGATTGAGAAGAAGGCACTTTCCAAGATGAAAAAAGTTTTGTTCAAGAATCAAATCGAAAAACAAAGGGCTTTTTCTAAGGAAGAACACTATTTAAATGTGAAGTTTTAGACTTTAGATATATCAAAGGAGATTTGGTTTTATGGCTAGCAACAAAAGAATGCTCTTGGAAAAGAGAGAACTACAACGGTTTGCGAGAATTTCAGGTGTTCCCCTGAATGAAAGTTTTATGCAGAGAATGGTGAATGAAGAAGACGAAAAGGATGATCTTCCTCCGGTTGATGAGGATTTTCCTGCCGATACTGGCGCTGATGAAGATTTTGGTCTAGACGATGAAACAACCCCTCCTGATGCTGATACCGGTCTTCCCGATGATCTTCCCGATGAAACAGTAGAAGATATGCCTGATGAAACCAGCATTGCCGATGTCGCAATGGATCCTGAAGAAGTCAAGAATCTTGTTGCGGCTATTACCGATGCAATCGAAGAGATTACCGGGGTAGATATTGAGGTTGATGATCCTTCTCTGGACGATGCCGGTGAAATGGACGATCTGGATGCCGCTCCGGAAGAAGAAATTGTTGACGAAGTGCCAGCAGAAGATATGGCAGAAGAAATTCCTGATGTCGAAGGGGAAACTTCTCCTGAAGAAGAAGCAGATATGCTTAAGGAAACAATTTCCTATCTTCTGAAAAAGGGAAATAAAGAATTGGCTAAGAGTCTTCATGAGATGCGTCAAAAGATTTTGGCAGAATCAAAGAAAACTCCGGTAACAAAGAAAACCGTAAAAGGGAAAGTAATTCTAACCGAAGAACTAGTTCGTCGAATCACAAAAAGAATCTCTCGCAGACTCTTGCAAGAAAAAAGAACCCGCGCTCGCAAGAACAGCAAATAGTTCAGCAATCCTCCTTCATAAATCAACTTCAAAAAACAGTTTTTCACCCTAATTAAGTTGAGGAATTCCTATGCCGTCAGTTTTCGATAATCGCTGGTTAGACGAAAGAAATCCCCTAGCCCTACCAACCGTCAAGATCATTGCCATCGAAGCCTATAAGAAGGCTTTAAGTGGCTCTAGCGGGGCAAATCATAATGACCTTCAGAATATTCAGGGAGGAACAGAAGATGAATATTTTCACCTGACAGATGGGGAACATTCAGCATTAACCGAAGGCGGGGCAACCTCTCTACATTCCCATCAACATAACGATTTGACAAATCTCCAGGGTGGAACAACAGACGAATATTATCATTCAACCCAAGAGGTTAATGGGTTTATCCGAGGCTTTGTTGATCGAACAGATAGTGTAATGAATTTTAATTCTACTACTCGGGAATTCTCAATCTCTCCGACAGGGGATTCTTTCTCGATCTATTATTATGGCGAAAAATTTGTTATAGCAGAGACAAAAACTCTCACAATTTCAAACGACGTTGGACTTCATTTCATCTTCTTTATCAATGATGAATTGGTAGAATATTCGACATTCCAGGGATTTTCAGAAACATTTGTTGCTCTCATTTATTGGAATGGTACAGATACCGTTGGAGTTGCAGATGAGAGACATGGAATTGTCATGGATTGGAAAACCCATGAATATGCTCATAGCACAATTGGTACTCGATATGCTTCCGGTTTGACGTTGGCACAACTTGTTTCCGGCAATGGAAGTTTGGATACTCATGCTCAAACCTCATTGACCAGTGGGGTAATTTTCGACGAAGATATTCGAATTGGAATTGTTCGGGCAGAAACACCCGCTAACCCGTTTGAACAAGAACTGGGATTGGACACAACAATTCCTGCCGAAATTCCAATTCTATATTTGACAGGATCAACTCCAGTCTGGCAGAGAAGAACGGCAACAACCTTTCCAGTGATGCCATATGATGATGTTGCTGACAGCAGATGCGGATATAATTTGGATACCGCAGGAACTTGGACAGTTGCCGATCCTGGACAGACCAGTCATATTGCGGTTTGGATTCTTGCGACAGACCTGCAAGAAAATCCGATTATTGCGGTTTTGGGTCAAAGGGTTGATGTAACCTTGGCAAACGCCCAAGACAATAATAGATTCGAATCTTTGGTTTTTGCCTCTTTGCCCTTTCAGGAATTTAAGGTATTGTATCGGTTGATCTATCAAACTTCAACGGCATATGGAAACGCAATCAAAGCCCGTCTCGTGGATATTCAAGATTTACGCTCAATCAGCAATCTTCCGGCTGGAACATATGTTGCAACATCGCACAGTTCTTTATCTGGACTGGCAAATATAAATTCCCATCCAGCCTCGGCAATATTTGTCGATACTACCAATTTTGACAAGATTTTATCTTCATTGGATTCGAATGTACAACTAGCATTGGAAACACTGGATGAAGCCTTGGTAAAAAAAGATGGAACAATTTCCTTTACGGGCACGATTGGAGGAATTGATCCTGTAAGCGATAGTGATCTGGCAACAAAAAAATATGTGGATGAACAGGTTGCAGCAGCAGGTGGTGGTGTTTGCATTATTAATTATGATGTTCCGGAATTATGCACACTTGGGGATGTGGTCAATTATTCCCCAATTTAGGATAAGGAAAAATGGCAGTAACAGTAAGCAAAAATAATACAACGTTGGCAGGAAACAACTATAGAGCCTTCTTGTTTCGTCTATTTGAATTATTCTCGGTTGGCGGGGCTTTCTATGATCAATGGAGAGTTGTAGGTTCTAGCGGTACCTGGACTTCTGAGGGTAGCGCCGCAAATGGTGATTGGTTTCGAGTTCAATGCCAGACCGCATGGGCAGATGCGACAAAACAGGAGGTTCTGTTTGGATATCGAACATCAAATGGGGCAGTTGCAGGATATGCTGGCGGATTGACAGGAATTAATTTTGTCGCTGCTCCCAAAGGAAATTGGAATGCCGGAACTCTGGTATATGATTCGGTTAATACGGGAATCATGGTGTTGGTGGTCAATGCCTCTCCGACAACTTTTCATGCCTGGGCAGATGATGAGAATTTTTTGATTTTGTCTGACAATTTAGGTGCGGGAAATTGGATTGCTAATAATTCGATTGGCATCTTTTGTGGTAAATTAACAGCATGTGATTCGTTGGCGAAGCCTTGGGCTTGTCTACTTAGTAATGCCGGTCCACAGGTTGATGTGACGAATACCGGGTTTTCTCACACAACAATAACGAGCATGAAAGCCCTGCGAACAGATGAAGTTGCTTGTGAATTCTGCCATGTGATATCATCAACACATACAGACAATGCGCAAATATACTCAGCGAAAGATGGATTATACAGAGGTTTCCCTTTGTTGCAAGTTAAAGAGCGTGTTGTCTCTGGCGCGACGGTTGGGGATCTTCCTTCTTGGATACGTCGCATCAATAAGAATATTGCAGGTACGGGAGTTGCCGTTATCAATGGTTCAGCGAATGTTTGTGTTGGAGGGTTGGTACTTCCATGGTAAACGAACTTCTACTAGAAAAAGGAATTCTGAAGCAAAGGTATCCATTCAAGGCTTTGTTTGTCTTTGGTCCTTCTGGTTCCGGGAAAACAACATTTGCTCAGGTTCAATTATTCAACAAGACGGGACTTCTTTATCTCGATCAAAAGGCAGAAAAAAACAGTCTTCGGGGAGATGGGTTTGTGGTAATCAATCCGGATAATCTGATAGAAGAGGTTTTCCCAAAATTCAACATCAGCATGAACTTCGACAAAAGAGAAGAAGCAGAAATTCAACAGAAATTAAGGCATCTTCTTCAGTTAGCAGAAAACAACCGAAGAAGTTTTGTCATTAACCGAGCATATCCAATTGTTGTCGATACTGTTGGAAATGATTTTGACAGTCTTAAAGACGAAATGGAAAGACTCTCAAATATTGGCTATGATATCGGAATAGTAATTCTTTATGTTCCAAAGGAAATCGCACACCTGGGAAATCTGAATCGAAAAGGAAGAACGATTCCGCAGAAGGTTTTTCATGATATCTTTGAACAATATGATAAGAATTACAGGAATTATTTGACGTTGGCAAAGTCAAGAAAATATACTCTTCTGACAGAAAAGCCATTCTTCAATATTTTTACTCACGAAGGAAATCTCCGAAATATTCCTAATGAAGAATTAAGTTCTGAGTTCTGGCAAAATTTGCAAGAAGAGAACATAACCTTCGAAGAAAATCAGAAGGAAACGCAAGATATTCTGCAAAACTTCAAATCTTGGATTAATTCCGGTGTACAGAATCCGATTGGTCAGTTAGTATTAGATGCCATGAAGAAACTAAGAGATACCAGCATTCATGCTCAATCGGTTAATCCAAGGCGTGCTAGCAAGAAAGAAGGGGAAGAGGTTATATATTCCCTTGGTAATCAAATCATTGAGTTGGCGGTTTATGAATCCCTGAAACCGGGAACAAAAGAACGTTCGGGTTTGCCTCAGAACATTCCAGAAGTAACCAGAGCAAACCAATTAATCATGGACGGTTACGCTTTAAAACTGGCAGCAGCAAGAAGAAAGCATCGCTCGGAAGAAGAGGAACAAGAGGAATACACAAAGTTTCATCCTGGCGGAAGAGAAAAAAGAGAAAAGGTTCGCGAACTCCTGAAAAATAAAGACAATTATCCCCTCCTGCAAGAAACAAGTTGACAGAAATTTCCTTTGGACAGATAATCATATCTAGAGATTGGAGGTTGCATGAAAATCATCAACGTTTCAAGTTGGTACAACAGAGTATCTTCAAAAGAGTACAAATGCTTCTGTCAAATCAACTCAGAAAACAAAATCAAAACAAAGGCTATGAAGTTATTTCCAGGCTGGACACTTTCAGGGGAAGGTGCGGGCAGCGGGGAGTATGTCTTGATTTTCTCAAGATCCTATTCCTTTTTAGATGATCTGGTTTCTTTCCTCAAAACTCTTCCGTTTCCTGTGAATTATCTTAAGAAAGAACTCTCAGATAAGACTATCGTGCTAAATCAAAAAACGAAAGGAAAGAAATCACAATGAGAAGTATGGTCAAGACGCGCCGTTCCGGAAAATTGAATCTGAGGCTTGGAAATTCCAGGTTTTGTGACGATGAAGATTCTGATATCGAATACGAAGAGGAATATGATTCCGGTCCTTCAGATAGCAATCTGACATCCAGGGGAATCTTTCGCCTTTGCGGAGAAGTCTCCGAAGGAAATTCGAATGTTTTGATTGATCAATTAATGCTTTATATGGCTCAGAGGCAAGAGGGAATTAATGCCGTGAATGCGGCGATTGTCGGTGAAGAATCCGAAGAAAGAATCGAGAACTACAAAGCCCTTCTGGAAAAGTTCAGCAATCAAAAGGTCAAATTAACTCTTTCAACTTATGGTGGATCGAGCATGGAAACCTTTGGTCTATTTGATATTCTCAAATTGATCGAAAAAGAAGGAATTACTGTTCAAACGTTCGGTTACGGAAAGGTTATGTCAGCGGGTGCGCTTCTTCTCTCTGCTGGAACAAAAGGAGAGAGAATTCTGACTTCCAATTGTCGAGTTATGATTCACTCTGTTGGTGCTGAATGTGGTGGATTTCTTCGCACAATCAAGAATGATGTTGAAGAGGTAGAAGCCCTCCAGGAAATCTATATCTCCCGGTTGGCAGAGAATTCCCATATGAAGAAGAAGGAAATTCAGCAATTATTTCAATCTTCCGAAAACCTTTATCTTTCTGCCGAGGAAGCGGTTAAGCGGGGTCTTGCTGATAAAATTGCTTCTTCCTTCTCTTTTCTGGTTGACTGACACCCGGCTCTAGATCCTTTTATAACTCTTAGAGGGTTTATGTCAAATGTCGAAAAAATACTCAATCATTTCGTTGAGATTACTCAATCCTTCATAAGAAACAAGAACGCCAAAGAAATCTCGCAGGAAGATATCCTAAGAAAAGAGCAATTTCGAAAGAAGGGAAAACTCTCGGAATTTAAGGTATATGTCCCCTTTGATTCCGAGAGAACAGAACTCTCGAATGTTTTGATAAGCAATGTTCAGAATCAATTTCCCGACATTCAGAAGATATCGGATATTGTCTCCAGAGGAAAGACCATCGGAAAGAAGATTCTCTTTCGGGATAATGATGTTGTTGGATTCTATTTCAAACCAAAGAGAGGTTTTGGAATTCGAAACAAGGGAGATGTCGCAGAAGGAATCCTGGGGGCGGCAATAGCAACAAAATTCCTGGAAAAAGAGAGATTTGTCAATATCTCTCAAATCAAATCAACCCTAGCAGAACAGGACAAGCAAAAGAATCTCTCGGAGAATTGCAAGATCGTAGAGAAGACCTTAAGGAAAGATTTTGTGACCTTGTGTACTCGTTTATCTGCCATCAATTTTCAAGACCTGATGGATCAAACAAAATCTCCGGCACTGTCGGATTTATTTGATTCTTCTGCCGCTTTTGTGAATTCCTCTGAGTTTGTCAGTCTGACGGAAGACCTGTTGCACAAGAATTCTTCAGAAAAAGTGTTCGTTCTTTCTGACGGGGTTAGCGAGCAAAAAGGAAAAAAGGTTGATGTGCGTATACTTAAAGACGGAAAAGAGATAGAATTCGGGAAAATATCCTTGAAAACCGGAGGAACGAAGCAGTTGGGACAGATTGGCAAAAAATGGGATGCAATTGCCAGTCTATTCGAAATGTTTTTCGGAATTGAGATTCAAACTTCTCGGGATATCTGGTTAAATGCGATTGATTCCGGAGATTACGAACAAATCGCATATGCGGCAACAGAGGTTTACAGAGAAGCATTTGAGAATATTCAAATTTCCCTAGAAGATCAAGTTGCATCAATGAAGAGATTTGTTCATGGAGTCCAGTATAGCGCGGTTCTGGATGAGAAGGATATCAAACTGGTTCATTTGGACAAGGGAAGCTTCCAAATTCTTTCTTTCTCCAACTTGGAAGAATCCTTACGGTCTGTGAATTTGGGAGTCTCTTTTAAGTATCCAGAACCAAAGAACAATATCAAAACTCCGAGAATTGTGATCTTGGACAAAAAAACGAACAGACCACTTATTACAATTCGTGTTAAAATAGAAGCCGAAGGAAGAGTAATTCGGCATTATGTAGAGAAGGAAGACCTTCTGGTTGAATTGCTGACCTATAAAGAAAAGAGGAAAAATGAAAAATCTGTGTTCTGAATCTGAACTGCAAAAAAAGTATCTCTCTGCCGTTAACAGGCTGGAATCGTTTGTAACAGCAACCCTTGGACCAAAAGGACAGACTGTTCTTCTGAAGAGGAAGGATAACAAGCCCTTCATCACAAAGGATGGAGTAACCGTTTCTTCTTTCTTCTCCCTTGAAGATCCTGTTGAAAATGCTGCTGCTGTCATTCTTAAGCAAGCGGCTGAAGAAACAGCAACATCGGCAGGAGATGGGACTACAACCGCAATTCTTTTTGCGGCAGAGATATACAAGGAATCTCTCAAATTTCTGAATATGGATGTTCCCCCTGTAATTCTCAAGGAACAAATTGAAAAAGCAGTAGAAATCTGTGTTCAAGAGATTCAGAATCGCTCCGAACCTTTGACGACCTTCCAGGAGGTTAACGACATCGCCATCCTTTCGACAAATAATGACAAGAAACTTGGAGATTTGATTAGCCAAACGATTGACAACATTGGAAAGAATGGAACAATTGTTGTGGAAGAATCCAAATCTTCCGATACTCTGGTTGAATATACGGAAGGCTTTGCGATTGATTCTGGTTTAATCTCGAAAGCCTTCATTAATGACGAGAGAAGGGGACTCCTTGTTTTTGATTCAAAGACTTTGGTTTTTGTTACCGATGAAAGCCTAACAACGGTTGATGAATTAATGCCAGTTCTACAGTTGGCAAGTCGAGAGAATAAACCCCTTCTGATTGTCGCCAACGATGTTTCCGGTCAGGCTCTAGCAGCATTGATCATGAATCGAATTCGGGGAACGATGCGCGTTGCAGCGATTAAACCCCCTCGTTATGGAGAAGAGAGGAACAACATCCTTGAGGATCTTGCAATTGCAACCGGAGGAACACTCATCAGCAAATTCAACGGATTGACCCTGAATGATGTTAAACTTGAACATTTGGGTACCTGCCAGACCGTTGAAGCCTCTTTGCGTTCTTGCACCTTTATTGGATGTGAAGGAGATGAAGAGGTTGTTAAACAAAGGGTTGAGAGCATCAAAGCAGAAATTCCCTTGATTGACAATCTAATGGAAGCGCAGAAGCAACAGGAAAGAATTACCAGATTGAATTCCATGGCGGCAATTATCAAGGTCGGAGGTTATACGGAATCAGAGGTTATCGAGAAAAAGCATCGAATCGAGGATGCTCTTGCTGCTGTCAAATCTGCTCAGGATATGGGAATTGTTGTTGGTGGAGGAATCACCTATTTATTAATTTCTAAGGCTCTTGGAAAGGATTACGGCAGTTTGATACTCAAGGAAGCGTTGAAGGCTCCTATCATTAAACTAGCAACGAATAGCGGCATTTCCGGAGAGGTTGTTAGGGAGAAGGTAACTTCTTCATCGAAGCCCGGTTTTGGATTCAACTTCAAATCGATGAAGTATGAAAATCTTCGCAAGGTCGGAATCATCGAACCTGCAAAAGTTCAAATTGAAGCGTTAAAGAACGGATCTTCTGCTGCAATTTCACTTATCTTCTCAAATCATGCGATAATTGAAAGTTAAACCTTCCTTAGATTTGTCGGGAACTATTTATTGTGGACCCAAGACTGTGAGACATGAGAGGGAGACAATAAATGCAGAATGATCAATTTCCTAAAGAATTATCTACATTGGAACAGATCAAGAAAGACGTGGATTTGTTCAAGGACATTCAGACAAAAGATCCCGGGGAACTCTTCTTTCATATGTCGAAGAAAATTGATGAGGTTTTGCGTGGACAGGAAGAAATCAAAAGGCAGACAACAAAAACCAACATCATTCTGTTTGAACCGGAAAAAGGATTGCTTGAGAAGGTAAAGAATCTGGATGATAGATTAGAAGCCTTTCAGGAAAAAAATGGCATCGTCGATGGTCGCACACGTTTGGAAATTATAGAGAAGGACATCTCTTTTATCAAGAAATTTCACTGGTTTCTGTTGACTACCGGATTAACTCTGATTATCGGGAAGGGTTTGGTTACAATCTTTCCCTCTATCCTCGCTGTTGTTTCTGCTGTTAACTTCTGATTGAGTCGCAAATTCTCCATTGACAAACTCTCAAAACTCGGTTATTATCAAACTTGGAGGTAAGAACTATGGCGAAAGTTGAAAGGGTTACGTTTACCGTTACAGTTTCTGAAAAAAACGTTACAAGATTGATTCATCATCTTTTTGAAAACGTTCAAAAGGAACTTGCAGAAACACATGATGCTCTTAGGGGAAATGCTGCATCTGAAGGAAAGCCGAAGTATCAAGAAGCCATGAATCACGGAATGTCTGCCTGGGAAGCCCTCAAGGAAGCCCTTGGGGCATTGCAGGGATATATTGATCATCCGGAGATTAAAGAGAAAGAGAAGAACTAATTAGGAAAGAAGACTGAATCTTAATATTTTTTGTTCTTTTGATTTATTTGAGTTTCAACCGGAAAAGATTCTCCTTCTTTTTGTAAGGAGAAAAAGATGCCTACTGTCACACAAACCTGTTTGAACTGCGAATGGGCGATTCAAGATGCAATTGGAAAATGGAGATGCACCCGCTATCCCCCGCAAGTCTTTTACAATTTCTTGTCCGGACGAGAGAAAACTTTGAAGATTACTTATCCTCTCATTCCGGTAGTAGATGAAATTGTTGGCTCTTGCGGAACATGCGGTGAATTTAAGAAGAGGTAAAAATGCTAATCACGTTGATTGAAGTTACTACAAATCACAGGGGAGAATATGTTCTGGAGGAATTTGATCTAAATCCGAATCTTGTTGCTTACTCTCGGGAAGAAAAGAGATTGACAAATCTTCTGAAAGAGGGTAAGGTGATTCCTGGATTGAATTCTTCGGCAAAATTCACAAGGTTGTTTTTGAGCCGTGGAGGAAATGCAACCTCGGAAGTTATTGTTGTTGGGGATTTGCAAGAGATTCGAAGCAAAATCAATGCTGCCGACAAGAGGCAACTACTGAAAGGGTGAAATGAACTGCTCATTTATTCCGATTGAACGCTGGTTGGGAATGGTTCAGGCAAAAACAGAAGAAATGAGATTCGGAAGATACATTCTTTCTGATTTTAAGGTACCAAAGACATTCTTTCCGGTAGGTGGATATATTCAACTAACAGAAGAAGTTCCTCCAGGAACCGATATTCGGGCATTGCTGGCTTCCTGCATCAATTACCTGAATACTCCCCTTCCTGCGAAGAAATATGCCAGGAAAGGCAAGGAAGAATACCATTACGGGGGAAAATTTTCCGAAGAACCCCTTTGGTTCAAATTTGATCCTCAAAAGAACATTCTCAAGGTTGTGCTTGGATATTCTCACAACAAATCTCCCTTCTTTTGGGAAGCCGCTGTTGGTCACAACGAAGCACCAAAAGGCTTCAAACTAAAAAACTGATTCAGATTGCAACCAGAAACTAATTAAAGGCATGAGTTTGCGCAAATTTTCTCAAGAAACATGGAGTCAATTTCTTTTTGAAGAAGTCAAGAGGGGCGAACTTTTCATGAAATATCAACTTTATTGCGATTTGGATGGAGTCTTGGTGAATTTCGAATCTTCAGCGGTTCAGGAAGTTAATCGCGCAATCTCCAAAGTAAAAAGACTTAGGGAATCTGCTTATGGTCCAAAATTTTATAGGCTCTTTCTGAAGGTCGCTGAACAATTTGGAGTTGAACCAGAGAACGTACCAGATATTCGAATTTCTGATTTTCATAAGAAGGATGGAATTAATCCTCCTTCTCGAAAATTGTTTTATATGGTTTTGTCGAATCATTCCGAATGGTGGGCAGACCTCCCGTGGATGGCAGACGGGCAAGAACTTTGGAATTTTTGCAAGAAATTCAATCCGATAATCATAACAGCACCAATGGGAGAAGGTTCGGCAAAAGGAAAAATCGAATGGGTGAAAAAGAATTTGCAATTGTCGGAAGATCGGGTTAGATTAACCCATGAGAAGTTCAAATTTGCGAACTTCGATGGAAAGACCGGATACCTGATTGATGATATGGAGAAGTTCTTTGAACCTTGGGTGAAGGCAGGTGGAGAAGGAGTTCTTCATGTTTCTGCCGCAAAGACAATTATCGAAATGCAGAAGAAAGGATTTCGGGCATGAAGAAAGAAAATCTGAAAAAGATGGTTCGCGAGGAATTGAGCCTGCTAAAAGAATTTCGTGTTCGAATCGTTCATGAACGTGTTAATTGGCTTGCTCTTTTGCTTAAATCTTTCGAAGAGACAGGATCGGATGGAAATTACACAACCTTTGAATTGAAGACCAACGATGGAGGAATTTTATTTTGGGATGTAATCTCGGATGATGATGTTCGCGGGGATTTTGATCATTTCGAGGAAACCAAAGAAACTCTAGAAGCAGAAGGATTGGTGAGGAATCTTCAGACGGAATTTCGGTCTGCAAAAGAGATTCAGAAGTCAACCGTTAGTTTGATCGGAAAGGTCAAAGCAGAAGAAGAGATTGCCGAGAATGACGATTTCTGATTCGCGGAAAAGAAGGAACTCAATGATTAGCCTGAACAATTTTATCCTAGAGTCTGTTGTTATATCTCCGGATAAGTTTTTGATATCCAACGGCAGATACAATTGGACTCCCGACAACGCAAAGGAAGCCTGGAAGAAAAGTTATGAACTTTTGCAAAACCTATTGCAGACCGGCAATTACTACAAGATAATTTGCGTCATTGGAATTCCTGGTTCCGGAAAGACAACCTGGATTGAATCTCAACCGGAGAATGTCGCAATTATTTATTTTGACGCAACCCTAACAAATTCTCGGGCAAGACGACCATTGATTGAATTTGCGAAGAAATACAACGTTGAGGTTGAAGCCGTGTTCTTTGATGTTGATGTCGAGGTTGCCAAGGAAAGAAATAATACTCGTTCTCCTGACAGAAAAGTTCCGGAAGAAACGATAGACAATATGCAGAAAAAGTTGCAGATGCCTTCAAAGAGCGAAGGCTTTGCAAATGTGAGGATTATAAACATATCTCGAAATCATAAGGATTTCTAGTGTTTTGTACTCTTTATATCATGATCCGATCTACCAAAGTCTCTCTTAAATTTGCAAATTCCTCAAAACTTGAGATTTTGCAAACCTATCTGAAAGAGTACAACAAAGTAGTTCAACTTATCGCAGAAATACTTTGGGA